ACCTGTTTTATCTATTGAAAGTTTAAAACCTAAATTAACCTCACTAGTTTGTGTTGGGGATGGTTGGATAACTTTATCAACTCCTCTACTTTTATCAGCATTATGTCTAAGTGTAATACTAAATCTCTTTCCTTTACTTTGCTCAGCTTGAATACCATGCTTGTAATTGATTTGACCGTCTTTACCCATTATTAAACCTAATCCTGATGCCATAGGTATTTTGTGAGTTTTACCTGCTCCTTTTAATACCATTGTTCTTTCATCTCCGAAGCTTATAGTTACTACAGAAGGATTTAACTTACCTTTATTATTAAGTATAGGTTCATTATCTGTATGGAATCCTATTTTTTGTGTACCGTCTTTATACTCATTGATAAGGACCATATCAAAGTAACCTTCACTGAAGCCTAAGTCTTTAGTTATTTTTGCTACTAAAGTTTGTAGTTCAGGAGATCCAGCATTTACAGGTTTTGTTGTACCAGAATAAGTGTAAGGTCTGTCAGAAAAATACATGCTTCTTCTTCTTGCACCAAATTTACCATCTCCTGCTTTATGTTCTGTATCATAAGTATCTTCATACATCTGTTCAATCATGTCAAAGACTTCTTGGGATTCTTTTTGATCAAAGATTTGTTTTGTAAATACTTCTGCATCCTCAACATCAATTTTTTCTAAACCGGCTGTATTAACAAGACCGTTTGTTAATAGCTGAGCTATATCTAATTGACTTGACTCTGGTATTACAGAATCTATTTTAGGTTGAGGCAATGATTCTATAGCCTGTAATGCGTCAATTGATGCTCTTACTTCTATAGCTATTTTATCAGGCGTTAGTAGGTCTTGTCCATTCTTGTAATAGTTTACAGCGTCCTTGTATTTTACGTGACTGTTTTCATGTAAGACAAGGAATAGATTTGCTTTTTCTACTGTATCAATTATTCTTTCAAGTCTATCTAAAGGATATCCTGCTTTTTCTAATTCAGATAAAACAACACCTTTTTGTGCTGATGTAGGACTAGGAATATTACCTTTAAAATAACTAAAGAATTCTTCTACAGATTCTACAGGATTAAGTATAATTTTTACACCACCTCTTGTTACCGCTAAAACTTTAGTACCATCACGCATAGTAAGTGATCTATCTATATCATAATTAGGAATGTCTATAGTTACATTTAGTAAAGGATCATTAACTTCTTTTGGATCTAATAAATACTCTTGTTCAGAAGTTAATTCAGTTGCATCTTCTAAACTGTTAGTATCAGTAATACTTAAACTACTGTTATAGTTTATACCTCTTACAGCATTACCATAATTTTTAGAATTTCTATTTCTAGTAAATTTAGATATAAATGGGCTAAAGTAACGACCAAATATTTCTGTAGCTTCTAAACCTTGCTCACCTTCTTTCTTAATATTAGTAAATAAAGTTTTTAATTTTGAAACAGGCTCTTCTAATACAGCTTGTATCTTATCTTGATCAACTATTCTATTAATTGAATAAGCTCCTGATGATTCAAATCCTGATTGTAAAAAAGCTACTATAGGAAATTGCTCAAAATATTTAACAATGTCTTGTTTATCTCTCTGACTTACATTTTCTAATGTGTCATTTAAATAATTTAGGTCTGTTAGATTTTTTAAGTTTTCATTTAACACATTAATCATGTCACCATCTAACTTAGCATCTCTAAATATTAAGTTATAACGCTTATCACCTTCTTTCATTGGTGCTAATTGCAACTCTTGGAATATACTAAGTTCTTGTAATTCAGGGAAGTTTTGTTTTATTCTCATAAAATCATCTGCATAAGCATTATGAAATGCATTTGTATTTGCAGTAAATAAATTCATATGATTATAAATACCTCTTAACGCTTCTTCTCTTAGATACGTTTCATAAGCATAACTTATAACTCTTAAGTTATACGCTTTGTTATCTTCCGTAGATTGTTTATTAAATGTTTTTTTAACATGATTATGAATGTATTGAAACTTTTCTGACATGTAAAGATCTTCGTTTATAGGATTTTGAGATCTTAAAACTTCTCTTTGCAATACAAAATGTATGTATTCATTTACATCTGTAAACTGATTTGCATTTTGAATTTTTGCTAAACCATACTTACTATTATATTTATTACTATTATATTCAGCAGTTGCATACTGTTTTTTTAGTGCAGGAATATTCAAATATATTGTACCGTCCTTAATTAATAACCCATATTCAAAACCAGGTGTTTCTTTTACATCTTTAGGAACAGACTTACTTATCTTATATCCTCTATATGATTTTATATTATCTGCATCAAAATATCTTAATTCATTTTGAAAAACGTAATTATTAAAATCATTAAGTAAAATTCTAATTCTTTTATTTCTGTCAGCATTTACTGCTTTCATCTCATCAGAATCAATAACTCCTTGAATAGAACTATATATTGCTCTATCATTTCTGAATGGTAATAAACCTTCTAGAAGATTAATTTGTAATTCAGAATTAAAGAATGCACCAATAGGTGTTTCTCTTTGAAATTGATTTACAACATCCTGTTCAAATACGTTTTCAGCTAAATTATTAAGCTTAGCTAATCTTGCTCTTGCCTCTACACTAGTACCATCTTTTGATGTATCAACGTTTGTAGACATTTTGATATCACGAACATGATTAGACATCTCTTGTATTTGTAAGAAGTGTAAGAATCCTGCTATTTCATTATCACTATATTTATAAGAAGATTTGTCCTTAGAGTTTTTATATCTTTCTAAGTCACTTTTCATGCTTTCTATAGTAAAGTTTTTACTTCTAGTTTTCATTTTATCTTCTCTAACAGCTGTAACTTCATACGCTGGACTGTCAACATCTATGTCAAATCCGATTTCACCCATTATTGACTTAGCTGCTAAAGATCTAAATCTAGTTTTATTAAAGTTTTGCATTTCACTTTGATTTGTCAAAGTTTGTGGACTAGAATACTGTCTAGCTTTTATAGCATACTTTTGAATAAGCGGGTTAGAGATAAATAGTACAGCTTCTCTTACAGGAACTCCTGCTTGTACCATAAATAGTAAAGCTGGTGATAATTCTTTATTACCTTGAATATCAAATATCCATGCATCAGCAGCAACATCTACCCATCCGTTAATTAATTGGTTAATTACATCAGATATTTTTGTATCTGTTCCTTTACTAAATTCAGATGATAAACTAATACCTTCACCTACTTTATTATGACTAAGAAGTAATCTATGTTTTCTAAACTGAGCTTGTTCTTTTCTTAAATCCCTAAGCTCAAGATAATCTACAGCTGATTTTCTTTTTTTACTTTCTAATGCTGATATTTCAGATGCTATATCAGCCATTAAAGCATCAGACATATTTTGCGGAGTCATTACTAAACCGATTCTGTTAAGTAATACATTATATGTATTATCAACTGCACCTAAACCTAATACTTCTTTACCTACTTTATTATATTGATGCTTAGCCATATTATAACCAGGTTCAAATATCTTTGTAGGTGACATCATACTTCTACCACTTGAAGGACGCTTTCTTTTCTTATCTCTAAATGAGTCGTTAACATCATATCCAGTAAGATTATACATTGCTGCTTCTTCTACTAATGATTTATCTAAACCATCCTGAGCTTCTGTAAAAATGTTAGTACTGTTTGGAGTAACTAATGATTCATAGTTTTGTGGTAAAGATATTATCTCTTGCATTTTACTAATCAAATCATTTTGTACACCTGGTATAGTATTACCAGTATTGTAAAAACCATCAACAGTAGTATAGCTTTCTATGATATCTAATATTTCTTTATCTTCTACAGATAAAGCTGATACTTCACCATCATTCTTAACAGTATCAAATATAATGTCAAGATTCATTCTGCTAAAATCTAAGTCAGGATATACATTATCTAACTGTTTAATAAAACTATCACTAAGTTTAGCACGTTGTACATCAAGACCAATACTCGGCATCATGATTGTCATTTTATCAACGTCAAAATCAGCTCCTGATTTAGTTACGATTTCTGTAGGAGGTATTATAACGTTACCTGCTTCTTCTGGTAAGAATTCATATACTTCCATAACCTCCATAGAGTTCATACCCTGTACAGGAATTCTTACACCAATCATAGTTATTGCAGCACGGTTATTATCTTTGTTGAGCCATTTATCATTCTTAATCAGCTCATTGAGTCTATCTATATTTCTAATTTTATTACCATCTAAATCTTTAAACTCAAGTAAGTTTTGAAAATCTCTACGTAAAGCAACTTTAACTTTCATTGCTTTTGTTCCTTCAGGAGTTGGTATATAGAAAGGCAAGTTCTTAGCATCATACTTTTCAAAGTCTTCTGCTGTAGGGGTTTTAAAATTAATGTCAGTAGCTGAATCTGATTTTTCCATTAGTGTAGTTGCTACTTGTACTAAGGATTCACCAGTTACTTTTTGTTTTACTAATCGTTTTTCTATTAATGAATTAATAACCTTATCAATTGTTTCTGCATCCAGTGTTGTTGATAGATCAGAGTTAGAATTATTTAAAGCTTCAATTCTATGAAACCCTACATCTTTTCTTTCTAATTCATTCTTAGCTAATTTGACAAGAGCTTTTCTAGAAGCTAGTGTTAATTCTCCTGTACCAGAATAACCTATCTGTTTAAATAATTTTGCCTTATTTAAGTTAGATAACTTATCAATTAACTCTTCATATTCTTTTGCTAACTTATATTCAAGATACTTAGTCTTGTCTTTAGTAGCTCTCCACTTTCTTACTCTTTCTTCAGGGTTTGTGTTAATCATTCCCTCTTCAAATGACTTTGGTACACCGTTTACAAATAATCCGTCTTCTACTAATTTTCTTAATTGTGTAGAGAAGATTACTTTATTCTTATCTGTATCAGCAATATATAATTGATCTTTTAGGTACTCTAGTCTTATAGTGTTTTTAGTAAAATAAGGTGTAGATACATCTTTACTTTTAATTTCTTCAACTAAAGATTTATTTTGCTTGTCATTATATAATTTATCAAAGCCAGATTTAGTTGTGATGTTACCTACTTTAGATCCTGATTCAAATGTTAAATAAGATATACCTTCTCTAACCATTCTGTCATGTACTATTTGAGCATTAGTTCCTTTAATTACTGTAGGAATTAATGGGTACAATGAGTATTTATGGAATGCATTTAATGGTAACTTACCATCTGTAGCTATTTGCCCCCAGTACTGTCCTTTGATAACAGGAAAGAAAGATTCTACATCTTCAGCTGCAATACTTTTTCCTTCGATTACTTTTGAGTACATAAGCTGATGATCATTAGTCCAAGTACCTTGAGAAACTTTTAACTCTCTATATGCATCAATAGTAATAAGACCTTGAGCATCTCCTTCATTTTGCTTTAAATAATCTGCAGCTTTTTCTTCGCTACCTAATGATTTTACAAGCTCTTTATAGTATATAGATGCTATTTCATTATCTTCTACAACAGCTGTATTCATTGAACCTGTAAATTTATTTGGTTCAGCACCTATTGTTTTAGCATAACTTCTTATACCATTTAATTTATCTATTACACCTGCTATAATATCATCAGTACGGTATATTGTACCAGTAGATCCTGTTCCAGCATTACGTTTATGAAAACCTTGTTTTGCATGATCATATTGTGCAGGATCTCCATATAAAAACATAGTAGATTCTACATTGTTTAACCAGCCGTTGATTACATATCCTTTAGAAGCAACATCTAAAATACTTTGTCTATCTGTAGGTTGTTTATTAGCAATAAGTTTACTTAAAATAGTTTTTCTTAAGTTATCAGATAATATACCTATTTCATTCATAGGTGTTTTACCATCTTTATTTATTAGCCATTCAAAATATTCCTGTACTTCTTCTTGTATAGTATCAACAATATTATCTTGATTAGTATCTAATGCTGTTTTATAACCTTCTTTTGATATAGCTAAAGCTTTTAATTTCTTAACAGTTGATTCACTTAAGATATCATCAAAAATTTGAATTTCTTGACCATCCTTAACATAAGAGTGATCATACATAATATCATCAGAATAACTATTTAAAGTTCTAATTCTAGATAACTCTGCTTCTAGTATAGGTAATATTCTTTCGTTAAGCTTACTATACATTTGAGTATCACCTTGAGCAATATCATTTATAGATACATAGGTATCAGCAGCTGTTTGTCCTCCGTATAGTTTTCCGTTAATTCTAATACCGTAAGAAGTACTTTTATCAGAGTGTCTTGGTAATTCAGGATAACCTGATAAAATTAAATTAACATCTAAATTAAACTTAGTTGACTCATCAGCTTTTGCAGAAGCAACTCCTTCTTCTATTACTTTACTACCAGCTATATTGTATAACTCTAAACTTACGTCCTGCCTTTTTATTCCTCCATTATTCATATCAAAGATGGAGTTAAACCATACTGAGTTTTTAATAAAAGGATTTGTATCAACGTTATACCTTTCCATATAAGGTAAAGCTATTAACTCATCATATGAGTTTACGTTGTTTATAGCATTTGTAACTGTAGTTAAAAAGTTATTTAATGAATGTTCATATTGAACATTGTTTTCAGCATTTAACCTTGCAAAGTTTGTAAACAAGTTAGAGTATTCTCCTTCTAAGTTTAAAAGCTTTTTATAAATCTTTGATAAATCAAAAGTTATATCTGAAGGTTTTCTGACTTTATATTTTTGATTCTTTGCATCAGTTATGTATTCGTAATATTTATCTACTCTATAGTCACCTTTTTTAAGTGCGGTTTTTATTTCTGGTATGTCAGATAAGCTCATACCCAATGCTCTAAAGAATTCAAATGAATTTTCTTTAGCTGAATTAAGATTAGGAAATGCTTTTAATACTTTAGGCATATTTACATATGCTCCTTGATCATCGTATAAAACGTATGTTTGATCTATAGAATTACCACTTTGAAATAAAGTATCCCAATTTCTTGATAGCTTACCTTCATCTGTTAATGCTTGACCAACATTAGTATTTACAACAAGATCTCCTTCTTCATTAATAGATGTAGTAGTTGTTGCTTGTATAAAACCAACTCTACTTTTATTAAATGTTTGCCAAATGTTTGTCCACATGTTTGTTTCAGGAGTATTAGCATTTGTACTTAAAGGACTACCAATTTTTTCAATAATTTGTCTAATTTGAGGATCCTTTTTAGCTAGTTCAAGAAACTTAGGTGCCCATTCTTGTAATGTTTGTGCATTCTCAGTAGCTCTAATCACTTTTACAAAGTTTTCACGCCAGCTTGCTTTTACAGGTATACCGTATTTGTTAAGCTTACTTCTATCAACAATAGATTGAAATAAATATAATACTTCAGGTTTAGCATCATCTACATGAGAAGATTCATTACCTTTTCTATCAATACCAGATCTTTGTGAATTAGCTGTAATGTCATCTTCGTTTACATTTTCAAAGTCAATTTCTTCTAGTTGTTCTTGATAAAACTTGGTATGCTTCATATGATACCCAATCATACCTTTTACATCTTCATTAGACTCTGTAAGATTTCTTTTAATATTGTCAGTATTACCAAACTCAGATATCATCCATTCTATAGTTTGCATCTTATTTTGCAAAGAAGCAATCTGTCCAGGATCAGTAGCAGCTTTCTTTTGATCATTAAGTTCTACTAATACATCTTCTAATCTGCTTTTAGCATGTTTATATGCTGCAGTAGGATCTTTTAATACTTTACTTAAACCAGAATATTTTGTAGGCATAAAGCTATCAGACATATTTTTGTATGCTAGCTTTTCTGCTTTAGTCATGTTATTAATATCTTCTTTAGATACTTTAGCATGCTTAATATATTCTTCTCTTTGTTCTGGATTAAGAGCTGCGTTTTCAAATGTGATAAACTCTGATATAAAGTAATCTATCATGTTTACACCATCTAAGGCATCTTGAAAGTTAAGTTCAGTAATACCATCAGTCCTTGTTTCAATAGCTTTAGGACCTTTGTTTAATGAGTTAAAAGATGCATTTTGTAAAGAGAAGCTATACTCTTTTATATCACCAACTCTTAGTTTGTTAAATAACTCATTTACTTTGTAGTCAACTGACTCATCAGTAACAACATCTTTATATGAAGAATCAGAAAATAAAGATTTTAAAATGTTATAGATCTTTCTGAAAAAAGAGTTTTGTTTAGGAGATCCTTTTAAAGCTTTTTGATCAGATAACATGTAATTTCTAAATGACTCTGCTAAATACTCTTCTATTTGTAAATCTGTAGCTTTTGTAAATCTTACTCTGTTACCATTATGGTCCATAAAATTACCACTCTTTTTACGTACTTCAGAATACAAAGATTTCTTTTGATCCTTAGTCATAAACGTTTGTGTAAATCCATGCCAAGCTTCATGATATAAATCAGAGAAGTCAGAACCTTTAAATAAAGTAATACCACTTGTAGCCCATGATGCAACAGCATCAGGATTCTTACTATTTACAAGATCAAACATACCTTTAAAAGGAATGTACTTACTTAATTCACTTTGGTTATACCAAGCTTCAGCGTCTTCTATTTGTTTTTGTGTTGCTTGCTTACTTCTATTTCTTACATCTAATGTTCTAAATAATTCGTCATCTGACACATCATTAGATGGCTCTTGAGTTGTTGTATCTATTTCTTTTTTAATTTCAACAACTGCTTCTTCTTTCTCTTGCTCTTTTTTCTTTTCTTCAAATACTTCTGTTATAGAATCATCTGATAATTGTAGAGTAAAGAATGAATTACTTGTTACGATATTCCCTGACTCTGTATTTGGAACAGCAGTCAAAGACATATTGTTTTTTAAATAGTCTATATAAGATACACCGCTATCTAGTAATACTCGTCTACCAGTTTCTTCATTTAGTTCAACACGGTATAAGTTTTTATTTTCTTCATAAGCCTTGTTGTTAAAGTTTGCTTCTGAAACAGGATAATTCTTTTTGTAAACGTTTGCTTCTAGATAGTTCTGAAGAGCTATTCTTGCTTGCATTTTACCGTCATCATTTGATAAATCAAAGACAGTTGTAACTCCAAAGTTTTGATCACTCCAATCATTTAATGAAAGAGTAAATTCTTTAGTATCTCTATCTACTGTAATTTTAATACCGTTAACGTTATTTACATTAAGAGTTTTTTGTAACTCTGCTATTTTATCATATCCGTTTAATAACTTACCTTTCTCATCGTAAATATCTTCTACAATTAAATCAATTGTGCTTCGTATAGAAACTCCATTATTTATTTCTCTATATGGTTCTCTCTTTAATTCAATATAGACACCGCCTAATTGATCATTAGTATAATAAACAACATTTTTAACAGGATCTTTTTGATCTAATATTTGTGATGGCTTTAAAATTTGACCTATTGCAAACTTCTCTCCAGTAACATTTTTAAATTGACTAGGAGATGTTCTCTGTTTTTTTTCTGTAGATGCAACTATAATGCCTTTAGAACCACCTGTAATATTATAAACTATGTTTGCATTAGGATTAGCTTTAATATAGTCTAATACCTTTTGCATTTCAGCTGCTTCTGGACCTCTAACTTCTTTAGCTGCGGTTGCTGACATTCCTGTTAAGGACATTAAGTTTTTTAAAAGCTTGCTTACAAATGTGCTATCTCTTTTTGATAACTGACCTTTAGAATTTTTACCGTCATACTTTTGAATATTAAAATATGCAGGTTTACCCCCTATAATAACAGGAGTTAAATCATCATTAAATTCTGTAATTGCACCGTTTTTATCAGTAATAACATATACAAAAGGTGTTGTATCAGAGTTTATATCAGAACTTACATCTTTAGATCTTTTAATTGAAATGTAAAATCCTTTTTCCATTTCGCTTTCAACCTCTGACATATCAGATACACCTTGCTCTTCTAGCAACGTAAGTAGTTTACGTTGTACTTTAAAGCTAAAGTCATTACCTGGAGATTCAATAGGGTTTGTAGATCTAAATGTACCTGGTATAGCAGATATACTTTCTTCATTAGCTTCTTTTAAAGATATACTTTGTACAGGTCTAATACCAGCTATAGTTTGTTTAGGTGCTGCAGGTGTAGTGATATCATCTACTACTTCTTCTGCAACCTCTTCTACAGGCAAAGATTTAAAAAGAATATCTTCTGCAAACTTATCAGAATAGATAACGTTCTTTTTACTAGATGTATATCTAGCTTCATCTTGTTTAAAAGCAGCTTGTTGTACAGGGTCTTCTATTCTATTAGCGACACCTTGAGATGTAATAATAACTATATCAGCTTCAGGTATAAGTTTTTTAGTACCTGTTAATACAGTAAAACCTCTATTAGCATATTCTTTTAATAAATCTAAAGTTTGTTTATTTACTTCTGCAGTGCTTAATACTGAAGGGTCATAAGAATATCTACCAATGTATTCAGCATCAGTTTCTTGATCTTTCTTAGGATTATTTATTCCCCATTCAGTTCTTCCTATTACACGCACTTTAATTCTATCTGCGTCAATAACACCTTCATAGTTTTCTGCAAATTCAGATTTACCAGATCCCATTGTTATGTAAACAATTTTACCTTTAAAGTCTGGATTTACTTCTTTTTTAGATTTTACTTTAGCAGGTTCTACAGAATTATCTTGATTAAGATGTTTTAATTTTTTTTTAACTTCTTCTCCTTGTGCTAATCCTAGAATTTTTTCAGTAGCTGATAACTCATTATCAAGTAAGTCATCAGTCATGTCTGCTAATTTTGTTAAATCAACACCATCTAATTTTCTTACTGTTCTGTCTAATGATGCTAGCTGAACAACAAATAAAGGCACCATCCTTACGGCATCAAGTGCTAATGCTTTGTCATTGCTTGCATTAAATATAAAATCATACATGTCTTTCATGTATGAATTAATATCAAATGATTCTTTAGCTGCTACTTTACTATCTATCTCACTAAAAACCTTTACTCTTAAAGCTCTTAGTACTTTTGGATTTACACTACAACTTGCCATTATTCACAGTTATTATTAATTTCTTCAATAAACGCAGCATCTATTTCTTCTTGCGTCTTGTTTTTAGAGTCTTCTCTATCTTGATTTACTGTATCACTATCTTCAAGATCTTCTAACTTATCAATAGTTTCTTTTGCATTTTCTACTTCTTCTTCTGATACTGCATCATCAGCATTATCTAAATCAGAATTTTCAAGTGCTTCTGAATATTTATATTTAATCTCGGTATTGATTTTATCTTTCATAACTTTAAAGCTATTTATTTTTCCTTTCTTATCAGGATTTAAATATTCTAATGTAATGCTGTCAGAGTCTTTTGCAGAAACTTTAACAGATACAAGGTATTTTTTACCTGCCTTGCTTGTTCGTTGTATCATTACAACTTCACCGATTACAAGATCATCAAAATTAACATCTTCTGCTAATGATTTACGCTTTATATTCATTAATTCATCAAGCTGATCTATACTTAATTGAGATAATGAAAACAAAGGATTTGAAGCGTCAGCTATAATATCATTAATTTGCTTTACCATGTTTTCATACTCACTGTAATTTTTAGCTTTGTCGATAATACTTTCAATCTCTTCTCTTGCTGCTTGACGTTCTTCTTCTAATGCGCTATCTTCTGTATCAATTTGTGCATCATTCTGTGCTCTCTGTTCTTTTGTTAAGCCTTCATTAGCAATAGCGTAAGCTTGTGCATTACCCATTCCTTGAATTTCAACTTCATTGTATCCAAGTTCATTTAGTTTAGTTTTGACTGCTCTAGTTACAATTCCAGACTTAGGTGCTACAAATTTAACTTCTGTAGAAGGTTTTGATTTAGGAGCTTCTGTTGTTAAACCTTGATTCACTGATTCTGTGCTTGTAGTCATTTCTGGACCTGTTTCTGTACCGTAAGGAGTTGTAGGTGTAAAAGTAGCATTTGTGCTAGTTTCTGTTTGCGCACCTAATTCTTCATTGTATTTTTCAAAGACTTCTTCTGGAGAAGTAAACTCTCTATTAGAAATATAGTTTTTAAATACTTCAAGTCCTGCTATATCAGCTTTATTAATTCCTTCTGGTATTATACTATCCTCTCCTAAAGCAACTTGTTTATCATTATACTCTATAAAAGATTCTATAAGATCATTAAGAAGTTCAGGATGATTAATTTTTAAATCATTAATAGAAATATCTCGTGTGACTTTTTCAGTAGTCCCTGTAGTTTCAGCAGCTTCTTTAGCCTTAGCTGTTCCTGATGGATCTATCTTAGTAGTAATTACATCTAAAGCTGCATTAAGTACAGTACCATTTACGGCAGCTATATTTAATATTTTAGACATGTTATTAATGACAGCATCAACAAACTTTTTCCATAAACTATTTTCAAAAGTCTGATTTGTTTTTACAGTAGTTAAAAATGCTTGAACTCTTTTATTTGTCATAGCATCTACTGCAAATGATTCAATATTTTCTAATGCAAACATTTCACCACCATACATAGCTTTTTCTTCAGGAGATAATTTATTCCACTCAGCTTGAGCTTCTTTCATTAATCCTTCTAGCTCTGCTCTAAAGTCTTTATCTTCTGCTAATGCTATGTTTAATCGTCTTTGTATTTCACCATTAAGAATAAAATATTCAATAGGGCTGTTTATTTTACCTTCCTTGTAATTATCAGAACTAAATTTAGCATTAACCGTATTTTGTTCTGCTACAGTATATTTAGAAGGTAAGCCTGCTGATTTTGAAAATGTAACATATTCTTCTGGAGATGCTTTAGCTAATAATATTTTAGCTAATTCTTTTTCTCTAGTGTCAGAAAACTCACTATCTATTATAGACTGTAGTACTTTAGTTAAAGGAACTTTAGCTGTTTCTGCTTTAGGGTCAAAACCATACTGTGCTGCAATATCATCATAAGTTCTGTTATCACCTTCTTTCTTTTTACGAGAAGCTAACTTGTATATATTATAGTTTTCTTTAAACTCACTTAAGCTAATGTTTCCTTTTATATCGTAGTATGTACCAATTACGTCTACTGCTTTTTTATACAAGGGTGAAGTTTTTGCAACTTCATATTCACCACCTTGTCCCGGATCAGTATAATATAATGCATCAGGAAAGATACCTTCTTCTTTTAATTTCTTAAGTTCTTCTACGTCTAAGAATACACCGATGTCAGCTAAAGCATTTAAAAGTTTATTATCTAAGGTGCTACCTTTCATATATTCTTTGTAAGACTTTTTGATTTCATCATATCTCATAGCCATGGCTTGATCATACGTATCTTTTAGTCTTCTTTGAATATTGATAAAGTTTTCAGGGTCAAGCATTTGGTTTACCCTTTCTACCATTGATTCACTTCTACCTTTTAACTTGTAGTAATCTATTAACTCATTAAAAGATTCTTCTAATTTATCTTTATGTGCATGATCACCATTCTTTTTAGCAATAAAAGTCATATAATCTTCATATGCTTTTTTTGCTACTTCGTACACGTCTTCAGCATTTTCGTTTTCAGTAACGTCTTCTAAAGCTTTTAAACTAGCAACAAGAGTTGTAAGTTTTTTTTGTTTATCTTTTTTTTCTTTTACTTGTTTACCTAGTTCTGGAGTTACTTTACCAGATTGTTCAATAGAACTTATTTCTGCAGATAATAACTGTAATTCTTTTTGTACTTCACCTACACTAAATATGCTAGTTATTTCATTTAAAGGGGTATTTTTAAAACCAGTACTTTCACTTACTTTACCTAAGATAGATTCAGCTCTTTCTAAAGATCTAGTAAAAGAGTAGCTATTAAATGCTATATCTCCTAAAGCAGCTTCCCAAGCCTGATGATTTTTAAAAGCTTCAGCTCTTTCAGGACTACCATACTTATATTGTTTAAAGTTAACAGGGTTATTAAATTTTTTCTGTAACCCATTATAACTATTTTCTATATGTTTAGCTCTCTTAACAGACTTATCAATCATGTCATGAAAGGTGCTTTGATCCATACCGTACTCTTGTTGAGTTTCTTCATTAGTAAGATCTTTTAAACCTTCTAATTGACCTACCATAGAGTCTAGTCTACCTGTTTGAATTGCAAGTAAAATGTTGTCAAACATTTGAGAATCCTTTACATCATAATATGATTTAACATCACCGTCTTTTTCAGCGTCTGCCATCATAGTTGCATACTCACCTTGCCTTACAGCACTCATTAAATCTTTTGATAAGTAGTTTTCAGGATTCTTGTAAAACTTATTTAAGTTATCTACAATTTCTTGTGCTTTTACATCATTCTCAGCTCTGTCTTCTCTCCACTTATTTCTATTTGTAAAAAAATCTTTTGTTGAAGAATAATTATCAGGTCTTGCTAATGCACTACCTGCAGATGTAACAGGTGCTACAAACTTTTGCATTAAGAAACCAGACATAAATGTTTCAAAACCTTGTGGGCTTACTTGCTCTACTAAGTTGTCTGCTAAATATGAATAGTAACCTCCCCTAACTTCGTTACCTTGAAACTGTGCTGTATGGTAATCTTTTTGCCAACCTGAGATTGCTTCTTGTCCTACTTCTTGTAATCCTTCAGCAAAGTTGTCGCTACTGTAAAGTAAAGACTTGCCAATAAGTGCTCTTGGGTTTCTTACTAACTCATAACCTCTTTTAAACATGTTTCTTGATAACAACTTATAAGCTTCAGGCGTACCTTTCTTATAAGATTGCTGTACAAACTTTCTACCTGTTTTTGCTAAGTCAAACATTCCCATACCTATACCTCTATTCATTGGTCTTAGTAATGGTCCTAAAGTAAATTTATTTGTAACCCCAATAAGAGCACTATTCCAGATTGCAGTACTTGCACCAGCTTTTTTAATACTAGATAACATTTCCTGAGCTTCTGCTTCATTAGGTGCTCTGCCATGTTTAGCTCTAAAGTCATCTAACATTGCTGAATGCATATCATCTTGTACCATGTTAGCTTCTAAGATTGCTTCATTGTAAGTACCTCTGATACCTCGCATATCTCTAATGAATCCTCCGGCACCTCTTACAGTTTTAGTAAGTTTACCTATGTCACCCATATCACCAACACCTTTTATAAAAGCTGTTGTGTTTTCAAATGGGTTTAAAAATTGCATTGATTTACCAAAGAAAGATCTTGCTTTATTAGCATCCTGCATAGCGTCCATTGTTTTACGCATCTTAGCTGCTTGTTTCCATGCTTTTGCTATTCTTCTTGTACCTTTCTGTGCAGTATATGCCATTCTTGCTCCTGCTGCAACATTAACTGAAGCTGATGCTCCAAGAGTAACAGGAACTGCCATAGCAGCTAATGCTTCTACTCCTAAAAGAGCAGCTTCTTCAACTACCATTTCACCTATGATACCTAATGTATAACCTGAGTTTAAAAAGGTGTTTACACCAAATGCTCCTAATCCATCTTTAGTAGATGAACCTATAGCTGATGCTTCTGCATATTTACGTGCTCCTGCTAGATTATCCATATCTGATATACCTATCATGTCACTAAAACCTAATTTAGCTAGTTCCCACCATTGTCCTGATGCTCTTCCAAAATCACCAAAAGTACTAGTTCTTTCATTATAGTATTCTTCATTATCTCTATATGGAGAAAAGCCTAAGTCTTCATATGCACCATGCTCTTTATATCTTTTATAAAAAGTATTTTGTTTTTTAGGATCTCTAAAATCACCGTCTAATGTTTGTGCTAAACCAAAAGGATCTTTAGCATTTTCAGGTCCGTATGTAAATGAATTTTGTATCTGCTTTCTTGCAGCATCTATAGATAAAGGATCTGTAATTTCTACTTGAGGATTAGGTAAATTACCAGTTTCAACATCATCTAATAGATTTTGATATTCTTCATTTTTTAAATTAACATCTAGTTGTTCTAGTTGCTTAACTTGTTTATTATAAGAAGGTTCTGGTATTGGTACATCTAAAGGATTAGATGTAGAAATTTTAGGAGGAGTTAATTCTGCGCCTAAATCAAAACCTAATGATTCTTGTTCTTCTGCCATTACCTATTATTTTGCATGTACTGATTATCTTGAGCTTGTCCTATTTGTAATAAAGGTTCCATTTTTAAATTAATATCAGATGCTATAGCTTCTAATGTTCCTGCACCACCTTTATTATATACTTCTCTTATTGCGTCAAATTCAGGAGTTCCATCTGGATTTAAACCAACTCTTACATCACCTGTTAAAATATAACCTTCTCTTGAATTTGTAAGTTTAAGGTCTTTTATATAGTTAGGATCATATTGATCAAAATCAATTTCGTTTGCTAAAGTCATTACATCATCAAGCGGTGATTGTTCTGCTCTTTGAGTAAAAATATTATTTGCTTCTGTTCTAGGAAGATAAATAGTTATACCATTTTGCATTATATCTTCTCTCTTTTCATATAAATCACTTCGGTCATCTTTAACACCTTTGAATTTATCAAAGAATTGTTCATTGAGAACTTTAATGTTTAAGCCAACATGAGAATCAGTACTACCTGCTATATTAGAATAAGTTACATCAAATATAGGTCTATAGTCTTTTCCTTTATAAGTATTAATACCGTTTAATATCTGACGTGTCATTAACTTAGCATCAGAATCATCAGATGGAAGGTTTTCTTCAAAATCTCCTTTTGCAAATATTACATCTTTTGCAGTTAAAGCGTTTCTTAAATAACTTACAGTACCTTGAACAGCGTTACTACTATATGCATCAGGATCTACCATAGAATACAAATTACCTTGTGTAAACTTATCACCTAAGCCTGGTGCAATACCACTAGAATTAGGTACAGCAAATTCAGTAAAAGCAACTTTCCATAAATCATTTAATTTATAGTCTTCTAAGTCATCTCCTACAATATCATCCATGTCATCGTAATCACCATTAATCATGTCAATACCATCTCTATAAGTGTAATTAGGATCATTAGCAAGTATTCTTGCAAACTCATCATTTGATCTAGGCCTTCCTGTACTAGGATCTATATATGCTTTAAGTATTGGACCAAGCGCACTCATTTGAGGACTACTATTTACTCCTCCCATAACCTGCGTAACCTGATCTACATATACATCATCCATTTGTGATAATATCATATCTTTAGCCTTAATAGTTTGCTTATGTTTAAATGATTGTTGCCAAACTTCATTAAGATATTTTTTCCTTAGTGCTGCTTTTTTAGATTTTGGATTTAATATTGGTGCGTATATCTTATCATACATTCCATCTAAAGCTGGACCTGCAAGTTTTTCTAAATCTAATTCTGCTTTTTCAGCAATCTTATATCTTTCATTTAGAGTTTTAGCACCTTGCATTTGTCTAACTATAGCGTTTAATTTAGGAAGAGTAGCGTCATTAGGATCATCACTAGGTGCATCGTTATATGCATTGAAATATCCATATACCATATTCACATAATCTTCTTTTGCTTGTACGTCACCTAGTCTACCCTCATTCTTAGTTTTGTATAATACTTCTGTAATAAGAGCATTCTCAGAAGCACTTAATGAATTAGATGCTTTTTTAATTTTTTTGTCAAATGCGTTATATGTTCGCATCATATTTTCATCTGAATCACTGTCTAAGTCGCCTACTGCGTTAGCTCCCTTAATATCAATTTTAGTCGAAGTATTCATATTTGAAGTACCTTGAGCTTTTAATTGTTCAGCCGCTTGTTCTAAATTGAATTTAAACTTTTCTAATTTAAACTTGTTTTGAGATTTTACATCTTCCATGAAAAGTCTATTTTTAAACTTAACATTTTCTAATGCGTAATCATCTACTTCTATATCCCTAGTTACTTTAGCCATTGCTAAGTTATTAGCAACACCTGTAATTTCACCTGATAGTTGTAGATTACCTAAAACTTTATCCATACTGCTAGCACTCATTGCAGGATTATTAGCATTATTTACAGCAACTCTCCCGTGACCATTAGCTTCTTTTAATACACCAACTGTTTCTGTATATGCTGCAGTTTCTTTTTGAAGCTCATTATTAATATCTACCATACTTCTTCTATTAGCAGGTATAGTATTAGCAGCAATCTTCTGTAACTCAGTCTGTTTAGCTTTAGTATTATTTAAATCATCTTCTGCTTGAGCTTCTCTAGTTTCTAAATTAGAAAGTACAGCAAAGTTTTCATTTATATATGCTGTATTAGCTGCATCAATAGAACCGTATTTTTGTTCATTAGATAAAGCAAAGTTCATTCTTTTATTGTATTGCTGTGCTCTATAATAATCTTGTACCAAAGGATCTTTACCTATAGCACCCATAAGTAAATTATTGAATACTTGTGCTTCTTTTGCATCATCAGAACCTTTAATAATAAAACCTCCTTGACGTACAGGATCAGCTTCAATCTCTATATCTAAATCTTTAGCTATAGCCATTGCTTTTTCTGTAATGTTTTGTGCAGCAACATAATTAGTTTTACCCATAGCCATTGCTTGATTAGGATCTGCATTTTTGAACTCCATTCTTTTTAAGTTCATATACTGATCTCCTCCTTCCCACCAAGTACCTCCGCACTTTTTAGGATCAACACAATTTCTTAATGATTCACCTCTTTGCATTTCATTCATCCAGTTTTTAGTCCAGACCATATCTTTAGCAATATTCTTATTGTCAAGTAAACCATTAAATACATCCTTTGCAGCATCTAAATTTTGTTGTAATGATAAATCTATATAAACTACTCAACTGTTTTGATGCTGCATCAAACTTTCCTTGTTTGAAACTTAATACCTTACCATATAAATTATAGTTTGGTGTAAAAGGTTGCACCTCTGGTATATAGTCTGTTACGCCTTTTAAATATGTTGCCATTTTTTTCTATTTATTTTTATAAAAATAATACAAGTTTATCAAACCCTGTAAGTTTATGTTCTAGCTGCTCCTGGATACATTAGTTGTGTTGCATCTGCAACATTAGGTACTTCAACTTGACCCATTAATCCCCTTGCAATTTTATCTAATTCTGTACCTGAAGCTCCAGGCTTTAAACTTTTTGCTTGGTTAAATGCTTTTTCATATGTCATCTGTGCTGCAGCATTCTTATCTATATTAGCAACACCTGTTTTATATATGTCACCTGTTCTATTAATATTTAATCCTCCAGGATCTACTTGGAAGTTAGGAGTCATTGCGTTTAATGCAGCAGTATTACCAGCATTTGTTAAACCTTGATTGATTTGTCCTACTAAAGATGTTCTTGCCTTATTTTTAGCATTTTTATATTGTTGTTCTGCTATAATAGGAGCATCAAACCTTCTTTGATTAGTTGCTTGCATATAAGGAGCTAACCTTGCAGCTGTCATTGTATTTATTTGATCAGCTTTCATTGCAGCTCCTTGATTAGTTTGATATTCTAATGCTTGAGCTTTTCTAATTTGATCATCAGCTTTAGCAGAGATTTGTGAAGCTCTTGCGTTATAAGCTTGTGGACCTGCAAATGTTGCAGCTTGTCTTTGTCCTGATGCAACATTAGAAGCTATATTAGAAGCAGTACCTCTAAAGTCAACAAATGTTGGATCTATTTCTGGTGGTGTTGCTAAAGGTGCAGTATAAACAGGAGATTTTTTAATACCTGCATATATACCTGCTAAATTACCAGTAGATAATAAATCTTGCGTCCACCATTTTTTTGGTTGTTGAGTAGGAGTTTTAAACGGTGTATCTTGTGTTTTGACTTCTTTTGTCTTATTAACTGCATCAGGTAAAGCTTCTGTTTCAAATGATTTTTTATTATCTGAATACGTAGCTATTTGACCTATAGTTTGATCACCTATGATACCATCGTCTAAAGAAATTTCTGATCTACCTTTTCTACCAACATCACCTTTATAACCTAAGCCCTCAATCTTAATTCCTTTTACAAGACCTTTAGTCTTTTCATCTTCACCTAAATCTAACATACTGTTAGTTACTGCTTGGAATCCTAAAGCTTGTGCAGGATTTAAAGGATTTAGTCCTAATGAAGTAGCTTTATCAGTATAAGCAAGCTTACCATCAGCTCCTATCTTATCATATTTACTATGACCTTTACTTTGACCTTCTGGTGCTGTTGCATTAATAATCATCATTTGCTTTTCAGCATCAAGATAATTTTTAATAATCTCTTCTGGTGACATTGCTGCAGCAGCATCTATATCAGCTTGAGTTAATACTTTATTAGGTTTAGCGTTAGCTATTCTTTCTTTATATTTAGTTACAATAGCATTTTGTAAATCCTTATCATTCAATAATTTTTGCTCAAGTCTACCATATGCTTCTCTAGACTCTCCTAATTTTTCATCTATCTCTTCAATACTTCTTCCACTGTAAGGAGATTCTTTTACAACCTTAGTTACTTTTTCATATGTACCATCATCTTTTCTAATATAATGTCCTGCTCTAACATTGTCAGGATTATAATTAGCTGCTTCAGGATTATGAATTTGTGAACCGTCAGGTATATTTTGTTTTTTAGTAGTACGTCCTGTTGTTTTAGGAACGTTAACTTCTTCTACTTGTGCATTAGGTTTTACAAATTCAGTTCCATTCCAAACACTGTTATCTGCAAAGGTACCTGGATTTCCAATTGTTCTACCCATAAATTCAGATCTTGTTTCACCTTCTTTTGGTGATTGCCTGTCTACTATATTATTAGCAGGAATACTATTAGGATTACCTGCACCAGATAAATCAGGAACAAAATTAGGAACGTTTATTTCAGTATTAGGTTGTCCCTGAACTGGCTGTTCAATTGTAGCTTCAGGTGTTACAACTGGAGCTTCTACAACTTCTGCTGGAGCATTATTTTCTGGAACAACTAATTTTGTATCATAAGTATTACTTGTTCCTATTACAGGTGCTCCACCATTGTAATCTGCATTTTTATATAATGAAGGATCTTTATAATTAGCAGCATCTTTGTTCCACATATCAACCCTATACTTGTATTGCGTATCATAAGCTACACCACCATTAGTATTTCGATAGCTTCTATCTTTTGCTTTATCAAAACTATTTACAAAACCTTTGTCTTTATATAGTTTTACAACATCAGCTTTATTATTATCCCAGGCTGCATTTAATCTACCTTCGTCAAATCCTAAATGTTTTCTACGATTTGCATCATAAATTTCTGGAGTTACTTGTTCAACCGGTATACCTTTTTCTTCTGCTATTAATTTAGTTACTTCATCTTTATTTCTATATAAAGCTCCTTTAGTTGTAGCATCAAGTTTACCTGCTGCTTCTAACAAAGCTCCTCTAGGATCTTCACTATTAAGATGCATATCTACAGCTCTCTTTCTTAATTCTATAGGTAAATCTTGATTAGGTACTACATAGTTGTCATATATAAATCTTCTTGCGCTAGCTCTATCTGTTGCGCCATTTTTTGTAAATTCTTCATATGATAATCCTGTACCGTCTGCTGCACCGTGTGATAATTCAAAATCTATAATTTGATCTATATAAGCTAAATCATCTTTAGGAATGTTACCACCTTTATTAAACATTTGTAACTCAACATCTCTTGATAATAATGTTTGACCACCTTTCTTATATACAGCTACTCTCCTTTTTTTTGGAGAAACTTCTTTACCAAACATTGCCATTTCTACTTGTTGTTGTGTAGGTGGATTCTGAGGTGAAACAAGTTGAGAAGGATCTATTCCTACAGATTGTAAATAAGGTTGTGCTATATCAGGTATACCATTTTCAAATCCTTTCATAGATTCTTGAACTAAAGCTAATGCACCAAGCTTAAGATTATAATTTTGAATCATTGCTTCTGCAGTTTCAATAGCTCTTGGTGAAGATGTATTATTTGCTAATATTTCTCTATACTTATTTAAATCATAAGTCTTAGATAATTCAGCAGGAGTGTATCCCTTTTTACCTGTCTTACCAAACATTTCTAAAATGTCTGGATCTTTAATTTTCATTTTATTATCTCTAGAATAGATAAATGAGTTTTCAGGTAAATTTAAAAATGTTCCTCCTCTAGAATGTCTTTTACCTCCTATCTTATAAAATTCAGGAATACCACCTTGATCTAAATTAGTAACTACTGTTTCTCCTAATTCAGCTTCTAAGTTAGCATTCTCTTCTGTAGTAGGTTTTAATGTTCTTCTAGTTTTAATTTTAGGATCATTTCCTCCTATATAAGAACCTGGCCCAGGATTAGATGTATTGTCTACTGGAGGAGTTTGCGGGCCAAACATTCTAGTTTCACCACCATGTACCTTTTTAGGTAGTTTAGTTATTTTTACTTTCCTTTTCATAGTATCTTATTTAATCTAAGTATTGAACCTGTCCTCCAGATCTTAATATTTCTTGTATTTCATTTTCTGTAAGATCATATACTCCTCCTGATTCAATTGAACCTCCGTATTGAGTATATTGATATCCCGATGCACCGTCAAATTGTTCTCTCATCATAACGCCTCTTGGATCAAATGTTGCTCCAATACCTTGAGCATTAACTAAGTTTTTACCAGAATCAGCTCCACTTACTTTAAACATATCATCAGCACTTGTGCCAGGTAAACTAGCTTCTAAGCTATCTGCTTCTCTATTATTCATAAAGTTTAATACTCCCTTTCTAGCAGTACCTTCTAATCCTCCTACATAATCAGCAAATGTTGGACCCATCTTAGTTGTAATATCTAATGGCCCTCTACCTTCTTCATCAGCTTTTAACCAATCTGTATTAAATTCAGGCATTGCTATATCTGCTTCTCCACCTGGGTTAAATCTTTTTAATCCTCCATACCTGTTATTGTATGCTTCATATGAACCTTTAGGTGCTCTACTGTCTTGTCTTTGCATTTGATTTCTCATATACTGCTCACCTTCTGACATCTGATATCTATCTTCTGTTTGTGGTGTAGGAGCAGAAACTGCATTGCCTTGTGTTAAGGCTGGAGCTGAAGAACCATTTGCATTTGTTGCAGCATTGTTTTCTGGAAACATATAAAAATCAGGATAAGGATTTACAAAATCTTCTTTAGAAGGTTTACCTTGTTCTAACCATGCTTCTTCAATAGCTTTAGCTACTGCTGCTTGTTGACCGTCAAATCTATAGTTACCTGAAGGTACAATGCCTTGATCCATCATATCCGTTATATTATCTCTAAAACCACTTAAAGCATCAGCTTCTTGTTCAAGCTGGTTACGAGTTATATTAGCATCAGTTTTTTGCGGATCAAACATTTCAGTAGATCCTGCTATTGGCCCTGCTTGATTTGTAGGTCCAAACATATTAGGTGTTTCAACTTCTTCTTCTATAGCTTGATTACCATATAAGTTTGCTTCCATTGCAGCACGATTACTTTGATCTCTAACTATATCTCCAGTTGCAGGATTTGATGTTACAGCAGGTGTACTTACAGGTGCGTCTTCAGGTCTTACAGGATAAGAATCTAAAATACCATCTCCGTCATAATCAACAGTAGCATTTGGATTCTTAGGATAAGAATCTGGAACACCATCACCATCATAATCAACTCTATTTTGTTGCTGTTCAACTTGTTGTTCTGTAACTTTATTAGCGTCTACTTGTTTTACTATATTTGATTCTGCACTGTTACCTACTTGATCAGGAACTAAAGCAAAACTCATTTTAACTTTTCTCGGTCCTTTACCAAATCTCCTACCTTTATATTTATAGTCAGTCATATATAACTGTCTACCTGTAACAGGATCAACATTTTCTGATGATCCGTTAGAACCTTCATCAACATTTGCACCTATCTCTTTATAATATTCTTCAGTATAATTACCTTTAGGCTCTTCAACTTCGACTTCAGGTTCTACTTCTGTTGTTACAGCTGGCACTTCTTTTGTATTATTAGTTGTATTACTAGTTGTATTATTATCAGATGTTGAAATTACAGCTTCTTCTTCAGGTTCCTCATAAGTACCAGTATTATCTAAACTTATTGGTATGTCTTCATTTATATTACCTGATATAGCTATTTCATCAAAGTCTGTTTGTGGTAAATTTGGTAAATTGACATAAGTATTATCACGTTGCGCAGTATAATAATCATTTACTCCTACAGCTCCTGTAGTACCTAAACCATAGTCACTATAATTAATATTTGGTATAACTTCAGTAGCATTACCGTCAGGACCTACTGTTCCTGTAACACCTGTTACACCTGTTACGCCAGTTACTCCTGTTGCACCATTGTTTTCATCTTCAGATGATCCGCCAGGCTCATACTGTTTTAATCCTCCATATCTATTACCTGGTAAATTAATAATACCATTGTTACCTACTATAGAACTAGTAGCTTTTATATTTTCACTTAAAGGTATCTTGCCATCAGGATACTTTTCATTAAGTTCTTGCATTCTATTATTAAATGCTTGGAACCCACCAGCAACACCTTGGTTTACTTCATTTTCAAAATTATTCTGTGCAGTTAATTGATTTTCCTTACTCTGGTTATAGTAATTTTTGTATGCATCTTTTTCATCTTCATCTAAGTTTAATTTTAGTTTAGATGTAAAAGATCTATTACCCATTTTAGAAAATAATTCAAAAGGGTTAGTAGCTACATCACCATATATTCCAGTTGTAACATTACCAAATATATTTTGTTTTGCTGGTAAGCCTGTATTATTTGTATTACCTCTTAACTGATTAATTCTATCTAAGTAAGCTTGATCTACATTCTTTCCAAGATTTGCTACTACTTCATTCATTGCCTCACCGGCCATGATTCTAGTATTATTGTCAGATAAATAATTAGTAAACGTTTGTTTACGCTGTTCAATTATCTCGTCTGTACTTTCATTTTGTAAGGATGATGATGAAAAAGGAGTTCTTTCCTTTTGAATAGATTTCATTAAGTTAACATCAAAATTAGGTGCTGGTATATTAGCTCCCATTTGTTTCTTAGGTAATTCATCATCATGGAGATATCCCATTTCTTTCATTCGTAAATGATCTTCCATAGTTTTAGCCTCATACCCTTGTCCTGTTTTAGGATCATACATCATATGAGGTTTAAAATCACCGCCCTTTTTCATCTCAGGGTTTTTATATATTCTAACTTTCTTTTTCATAACACCTTCTAATTAAATATACTAAATTTTAATTACATATTAATAAACCTCATATGTTTATTCTAATTCTTCTATCCTGTATCCCTTTGCTATATAAGCTTTTATTTCATCTTCGGTAAGTTCCATATCAACAAACTCTCCTCCTTTTTCTAATGATGCTACATAAGGAAAACGTTGTTCATTTGTAGACGGATTAGGTTTATTATTAACCTCAGTAAAGATTGAACCTAAGCCTGATGTATCAATTGTTCCGTCAGATCTGAACATATTAATTTTTGGCTCTTGCATCATAACATATTGCTCTGTCGGAGATTCTTGAACAGGTTTAGTTTGAGCTAAATTTATTTTTTCAGTAAAACCTTTATTATATAGATCTTCTGTATTTGTATAAGCTGCTTCAAATCTTCGTACTTTAGATAAGTATCCATCAGCTAGTTCTTTGTTTTTTATATATGTTTCTATAAACTTATCATTATTGGGTTTACTAGCACTATTATAAGCTATTGAAGCAATATCAATTAAATCATCATCAGTTAAATTATACTTATTTTGATACTTAGCTTTATATTTTTTATAATTTTCAGTTAGTAAAACTAAAGCTGCAATACTACTATTTCCTAGTTCTTTATTATCGTCTATATTAGATCCATAAAGATCACCTTTACTTATACCAAACGTTTCTGTAACATAAGACGGTACTTTTTTTATTTGCAAAGGTCCTGTTGAAGATGTATAATTGCCATAATCTTTATCAGGTTTTGGATAATCTCCAGATTCTCTTAATTTATTAAACTCTTCATCTAATAAAGTTCTTGATGTACCATCAGCTTTTTTAGTTTTTCCTATAGCGTATGGGTTAATGTTTTTATTTTTTAGATTTTTTAAAGCTTGCATTTGCACCTGATAATCATAAACACCACCTTCCTCTTCTATATTAAATAGATCATATCCCAGTTTAAGAGCACCTTTACCTAAATCTTGCAAATAACCTTCTGTTGCTATTTTCATACCGCTACCCATAAATAAATGACTTGGATTAGTACTAAAAAAAGGTTTAGTATCTTCACCCTGATTATTAAAATTACTTTCTTGTGCAGCATGTCCAATAACCCTATTAGAAATTTTATCCATTACTGACTTATCAATATCATAATCATTTGCTACTTTATATTCTACATTATGCATAGCTTTTTTCATGCCATTAACGTAGGGCTTATATTCTTTATTATCAGTGTACTTAATCTCTTCAGGATTGGCATCATAACCTAATTGCTTATATCTTTCTGCTTTACCTTTTTTTAAGTTTTCAAATGTATAATTTTCATAACCATTTGGTACAATCATTCTATTCATTACAAAGTTATGTCCACCATACTTCGTATCATCAATTCTCATTAAGTTACCTGTTTCATAAACTAATGGTGTACCATCTTTATCAAAACCTACTACAGTCATTGAATGTCTAGCTCTGTTCCCATCCTTTTTTGAAGTATAACCTGTATAACCATCATGAAGACTTGTACCTTGAAATAACATAGTTCCTACCGGTATTCTACCTTCATCTATTAATTTTCGGAAGCTGTCAGGTATATGCTTATTTACATTTTTAGCTTCTTCATCTGATACAACCCATAAATCTTTTGCTAACCCTTCGCCTACTAAAGCGTCACCTATTTCCCAAGAATCATAACCTTTAGTATGTTCATAAGAATTTTCACTATCCAATAAGTCACCACTCTTTACAGAATATTTAGATAAATCAGCTCTAACCCAATTATCATGATCTTCCATTAATTGTCTTATAGATGGTGCACCTGCTCTTACAGATACGAAATCTGAATTACAATTTAATGCTCCTGCTAAACAACTACCGCCTGTTTTTCTATCTATATATTTAAATTGTTTATGTATTTTTTTTTGTTCGGGGTTGCTAAATTCAGTACCTCCATAGTATTTACGACTATTGTCAAAATCTTCTATAATAAAATCATCTGCGTGTTGATATATTCTGTCATCTAAATCTGGTACAGAACTTAATTCAAAGTAGTCACCTTCTTCTGAAAATACTCTAACACCTTTTTCTTCTTCTTTTTTAGATGTCTTTGATGTAACTAAAGGGTCTACATCAGAGTCTTGTTCTAAATCAGCTTCAATGTTTTGATTAAGAGATTGTTGAGCAGTTTCTGATAAAGTAGGTGCTACTGGATTTTTTATACCATTTGTATTATTTATAATAGTATTTGGTACAGTTATATTACTATTAGGAAGTTTAGTATTTCCAAACTGTTTATTGTAGTCTTCTGAAGATATACCTGATTGATATGCTGCTAATGCATCTTGTGTAAATTCTCCGTCTATACCATCAGCACCATAACCTCCTAAATAATAATCATTATCTAAAAGTTCATTCTGTATATCTTGTATTTCTTTACTTTTAACTTTAGTTTTTTGACTTTTAGAACTTGATTGAACAACAGAAGGATCAAAGTTTTGTACTATCTCACCATATACTTTTGATTTAATATGATTCAAAGGATCTCCTGTAGCGGTAATCCAATCTGTATCACCAGATTTTCTAGTTAAATATTTGTCACCTTCTTTTTTGTATTGCCATCCATATTCTTCTTTATCAAACTCACCACCTTCATTAAACTTATATTTTAAACCTACATTTACTTGAGGTTTTTTATGTGGTTCTAAATTTAATCCTCCTGATAAAGAAAGGTTATCATTTACTTTATAATTTAAATTACTTGCAATATTCCCAAGATGATATTTTCTTTCTTGAGCTGAAGTTGGTGTTGAACCTAAAAAGTCAATATTAACTTTATCTGTTCCTATGCTAGCATGACCCATAATATGTTCAGGGTTAATATGTACATCACCATGAGCTTCAATACCTTTGTGATCTTTGTGCTCCTTATGTGGTAATTGAAGATCAAATTCTTTTTCAATTGTAGGTTCTATTTCTTCAACAAAGAAACCTTGTGATTTATAAAAGTCGATCTCTTCATCAGTAAGTTCAACTTCTTCGTAATCATCACTCGTTGATTCAACTGAAGTTGTTTTATTAATAGAAGTTAACGTTTCATTTCTACCACCAGGTAAACCTTTCTTTTCTTCACTACTTTCCTGTTTTATAAATTTCATTATCTAGAAGATTTTAAATTCATTTGTATAGCAACAGATATAATCATGTTTTCATTACCTGAAACTTTTTTACGTAGAAGTAATGAGTTCTTCAAGTGTCTGAATTTTTTACGTTGGAAAGGATCCTTTGTATAATCAAGATTATTATTGTTCAAGTCTTTAACATATCCGTTTGCTTGGGTATCAAAAATAGTCTGTTGTACGTTAGGATCAAACTCTCCTCTAATATTAGTAATATCAGAGAATTGATTAAATCTATATTTTTGTTCTTCTTTATGAAATAGTATATCAAAGCTTACACCATTAGCATTTAATTTAGGATACTCTAATAATCCAGCAGGATCATTTTTAGGAGCTAAAATTAAATTTAATAACCCTGAACATTGCTCAGAGTTAAATACTATTGCTTCATCAAAGTTTGCATCTAATACGTGGAATCTATCATCACAGTTATTAGCATATTTATAAACTTCTAAAAAGTATAATAAGTTACGCAGTGTAAACACTTGTGTTTTACTATGCATTGCAAATTCTATCTCAAAAGGATAATTTTCATTATAGAAGTTACAATAGCTATCACATCTATCGTTATGTTTCCAAATACCGTTTTCTTTAACTGACATAAAGGTATTCTTACTAGGTAATAGATAATCAGGATGCCAGTCATGATATGATATCCAGCTATTATATTTTGGATCAAAACTTATAGTCCATGATGCATCTTCAAAGAATGTAGGATTACCTAACTCTATTGGAACGTTAGTAGCACCAGCTGTAAATGTTTTAAGATCTTCATTCCATGTTAATGTAACGTTATCTCTAACAGCATAATCTTTCTTAGTAAAATATAGTATTTGATTTTCGTTGTCAAAAATAGCCTGACATCCAATACCTGCTACAGGATTTCCTAATAAACTAAACTCAGGAAAGTCTTTTGTTAACTGATAAGGTAGGTATTTTGCAAACCACCATTTTAAACCTAGATTAGATATCTCTTTAAGTCCTTTACCGGATACTTGATATATCTTACCTTGATTTTGTGATATGTAATATGTTCCTACAGGAGTATTAATTACTGAAAGACCATCTTGACATGCACCATACTCATATGGTGTTTCTGCATTTACAAGATTCTGTATAGGTTGTGAAAATAATTCACCATCTCCTATTGTAATCTTAGTACCGCTATCTAACTTTAAATTATCTACAGCTGCAAAAGATACAGGGCTATGAGATTTAAATGTAATTAAAACACCGTTAGCTCCTATAGTCTTAATATTTGAAACTGGACTAGGAAAGTCTTTATAATTATTTGGTAGATATATTCTCCAGAAGTCATTCTTATTTTCATCACTTCTTTTCATAGAATACATTAATCTATCAGGTCTATGTACATAACATTTTTCAGATACTGTAGGGTCGTAATCTCTTAGTTGTGTATTACCCCAAGATGTAAATCCTGTAAATAACTTACTATGACTTAAACTGTAATCATATTTAAAGAAGTTACCTTCTCTAATTCTATCAGTATTAAAAATAGTTTGAAGATTTGAGAACCTTCTATAATCAAAATGTTGTTCAGAAAGCTTATCTCCCCAATCTCTATAATCTACATTTACTTCAGATTCTACATAGAAATCTCTTACACCTGAATTAAATAAATACATAAATGCATTTTTAATTCCAAAGTTTAAACCTAATCCTTTTCTATCAAAAGCAAATTTTTTGTTAGGTGTAACAACCTCATCAAATAATGACTGGAACCAACTGCTATCACCTTCAGGATCTTGACAATCTAAATAATTCTCATATACTTTATTAGCAACTTTATTATATTTTTTAGTAGATTTATCTACAGCTCTTTCAGCTCTTCTAAGCTTTCTTTTCCATTTACTTCTTGGTTCACCAGCGTCATCATCATCACAATCAAAATTACCAGATAGTGCAGTACATTTTTTTAATTTCCACCCGTTGGTACCGCTTCCACAAAAATCTGTAATGTCACAAGGATCATTAGCAGCCATATCTACACACTCAGGACAAGGATAATATTGATTGTTAGGGTTACTTGGCCCACCGTTATCAGTCTGTGGATCAACAGCATCCATAGGATTACCGTCACAATTTTTTGATGCATTTTCTTGTTGTGCTGCTAACACATCTTCTAAGAAAGTTAGATAATTTGCGCTAGCTGTAATATTAAATTGTGCTTGACATATATCTGTTAAATCATCTCCATCTATGCTATCACATTCAGTTAATTTACAAGCACTTTCATTATTAGGATTAGAAAAACTTAAAACCCCTGTATCTAAATCACACTCACATTCATTAGCATTTGGATCATTAGCATTTGTAAAGAAATCAAAACTACCAGGAGGTTGTGGATCATTAGAATTATTTTTAAATATAGTACCTATAGAAGATGTAAATTCATTTACATCAAAAGGATCTGAATCCATCCAAAATTTAGGATGAGATACATTTCTATATTTTCTATAATCTACCTCAGTTCCATTAGGCTGTCCTTTTAACCATTCATAGAAGAAATACATTGTGTTTTTTTCAGTATATCTACCTATGTATGTATCTCCGTTAAACATAACATCAGAAGTTGAAATAACTTGATTATTATATTTTGTTCCTGTTGATATAGGTAATTGTACTATTGTAGGTATTTGCCCATACTGATTATCAATTCTTTGTTTTAATGCAACATAATGAGATGCAGTAGGTTGTTGAAAGGTTTGTCCGATATATGCATTCCAATCAACTTTACCTTGATCTAAGTTTATAGGGGTATCATTTTTATCTCTAAAGGCAGAAGATAAAATTTGTTGACTTAAATCTCTAGTCTTTGGATTTTCTATTATACCTTCTGTATTTAATGCTACAGATCTAACCCGCATTAAATTATTAATACGATATAGATTATCAAAATCTTGTAATTCATCATCTATATATGATGCTGTATTTATTTTTCTTCTAGTATTCTGTGTTCTAGGAATTCTAAATTTATCATAATATGAATGTGATACTTGTTGTAATGCGTAATGCTTATATGAAGTAAATGATTTAATAATATCATAGTAATCTTGAATACCGTTACCCAGCATTATCATAAATGAAGGTAATCCTGCAATTATTCTTAACCAATCCGGAACAGCTTCCCATTCAGACATTTCTCTAGAATACTCTGTTTCACCACCAGTTGCTCCGGCTGCTGATGCAATACCTCTAGTTACTTGGTATGCATTATCTGATACTAAGTTAGGGTTAAATCCTACTACAGTACTAAACCATCCTGTTTGTCTTAATAACTGGTTAGTAGCAACTTGAGCTGCTGTTCCTCCTCCAGCACCTGCAGCAATAGGTGCGTATCCTAAAAATGTACTACCTGAAGACACACCTGCTTGTGAGTAACCTCCTCCTACACTTGCTCCAATACCGCTAGTTTTTACACTACCTTTACCCATAGTTTTAACTATAGTAAAACCTACACCTATCAAAGTAGATGTTATAAGTGCTAAATCAGATAAAAATTTATGTTTTGGATGACCATTAGGAACTTCAAAAGTTCCTCTCATAGTACCATTTACCTCTCCGTAAACTTTAATTTCTTTAGCAGATAAATAAGGATTTCTAAAGTTAGTTTCAGGTGAGTGGAAAGTAAAGAAGTCACGTTTAATATCTGAATGCCCGTTTATAGTCCAAGTTTCACTACTTGAATTATATTCAAAACCTTTATATGGTTTTGCACTAACATAATCTCCACCTTCACTTGGTATTTCATCGTCAGGCACACTACCATCATTATTAAAATTAGAACCTGCGTTATTAGTAGTAGGTCTACTACTTAAGTAAGCTTCATTATATAAAGGGTTATAAGGATAGTTAGGATATAACTTTCTTCTACCATCTGTGTCAATTTGTGTACCTGGAGTATTTTGTTGTTGACCTGTTGCAGGATCTATAGGATTAAGTGCAGTATTATTAGGACTGTATTAATCATGCCTTTTGCAAATACTGTTCTGTTTCCTTCTCTTGACCCTCTTAATAATTCATAACCTACAACATTTTTTATCAGGTCACCGTTATTATCTACAGGCGGGTTAATATTTTTAAATTCTATTCCTAGTATTCTTATTTTTTCACCATTATTAGGATCATAATGGTTAGTAACAATATTGCCAGTTTTATGAGTAGCATTGTCAGGGAACTTATGATGTCGTATTGGTTTACCACACAAATCTGCCCACACAGTTGAATTATCATCGTCATATGTTTCTGTTGATTCCCAGTAACCCATTTTACCTTTACCTATTACAACACCTCCATCAGGAAGCGTGTATTGATTTGCTGCTAATGTACTTAACGCATCTACTCTAGCAGTATTATGTACTTGCCATACTCTTTGTTGTGTAGTTTCAAATGCATCATCACCTGATGTAAGATCTGTTTCACTTACATTATTACCAAATAAATCAAAGTTACTAGCTGTTATCGGTGCTCTTCCTGGAATATGAAATGAAGGAGATTTATCTCCTGTGTTATATACCCATCTAATAAAGAACGGGTATACCTCATCTCTCATGTATCCTGTATTTGTACCACCGTTTCTATAATAGTCAGGGTCGTATTCTACTGATACCCAATTAGATGTAATTTCATTTGCTAAAGGTTGATAATTAAAATCAAACTTATATTCAGGTCCTGCAAGCATATTATAATCACCAGCTTTATATAAAGCATCTGATTTATCTACTATTGGGTTACGTATAATTATATCTTGGGCTTCTTCTTTACTTAGTCTTGCTAAGTTATTGTTTATAGAGGTAAGAGTAATCTTTGTTTGCCTTGTGTCATACGTACCGATTACGTAATAATCTAGGTTTTGGAAGTTAGCAAATTGAACTAATATTAATTCATACTCATCATAGTCTTCATCTACATCTACTAATGTTATTTCTAAGGATGATCCTACATTAGCATGTTTAAATAATCCAGCTACATTTGATGGTAATGACCAATCTGTAACTCTAACACCGTTTTTTATATATCCTCCTACAACATAGTAAGAACCATTTAAGATTTCTCCTGCCTGTGTACCTTCTTTAATTTCAAAACTTAGGTTGTTATATAAAGGGGCTAATCTAATTTTATCACAATCAAGTACTTTTGGTTCTGCTACTTCATACTCTATACAATCAGTATTGCCAGTAACGGGAACTGGAGTTTTTACCCACGGTATATTATCTATATTTAATGTCCTGTTAGGATTTCTTCTACCATCAGACCAATATAATTGTCTAGTACAATCAAAACTTTCTTTTGATGTACCAGTTATAAGATTTTTAGTATTGAACTTAAGACAAGGATCATTAACTAACTCTTTATAATCGCATTCTGATTCGTCATATATTCCTATTTCAGAGTCTGTGTTATTAGTAGAGTATATGGCCCACTTATCTCCTCCTGCATGAATAGCACCAATAACACTATATCCTTTTTTAACAGCAGCACAAAATCTATTTGAAGCTTCATTACTTAATTGTAATATATCACCTTCTACAGTATTGTTAGATGCATTACGTGCTTGTACCCACTGATTTGGAGATTGCGCAAATCCTTGATTATCTGTATTTAAACTTTTATCAAAACTACCGCTTTCAGCAGAACTAGTATTTTGAGGATTTTTCATATATCTTCTATTTCTATATTATCTTGAAAAACTACTAAACATATTATAATATTTTGCATGCATAGCTTTTCTATTAGCATAATATAAATCTCTTAGTTCAGCAAAGTTAGGAGTATTTACTATACTTAACGCGTTATTTCTAGCAGCTCTATATCTTTGTTCTATTAATTGTATTTTGCTAGGATTAACTTCTTCATCGTTCATGATGAGATTTTCAATAATCCTTTGCTTTAATGCATATTCATAGTATTCATTAATAGCTTCATGATCAGGCACTAATAAGTTACCTTCATTATCTTCTAAATGACCTTGGTAATTTATATATACATGGCCTGTTTCAAAGCTTGTATATAACCAACCGTCTTTTATATATGCTGTTATTTCTGAATTCCAATGTAGATTAGGACAACCTTCATCAATTGTTTCAGGGTTCATTTTAATTCTAATAGGTAAGACTTCTTTATACCTTCTAGTTTCATAACTAAGAACTTGTACAAGTTGTACTACATTACCTTTACAATCTAAACTGCATGAATCTGGATTAGCACAACAAGTGTTACATGGTTCACAAGTAGTAGAAACTGTACCGCATTGAGCACATGGATCTGTACAAGGATTAACCGGTGTTATAGGAGTTGGTGGAGTTTCACAGAAGTCAATCACTTCTGGAGGTGCTGTTTGATATACAGGTGCTCCGCCTACTACTTTTTCTTCAATATGAGTTCCTTGAGGATGATAAACTTTAGCTTCATAGTTAGCACATGCTAACGCAAAGTTTAATACGTAAAAATCATTTGGAAGCCTTACTCTGTTTTTTTCTACTTCTAAGACAACTTCATTAGTTTTATATATCCTAAGACCTAAATCATAATTAACTCTTCTAGCGACCTTAATAGTATCACTAGGATCAATTATATCTTGTAACTGATACTTTTTAAAATCATTTGCTACATCAGCAAGCAATGTATCAAAAGTTCTATATTTTAATGTATAATTATAACTCATTCTTTATAAATTTATTTTCTACCACTTGACTCTATTAGCCCAGTAAGCAGCAGACATTTTACCCTTTTTAATATTCTTAGCATGTCTTGCTTTAAATGCATCAGATCTTTTAGTTTTTTTTCTATCTCCCGAAACACCTTGTTGACCAAACCTTATAGTTTTAACTTTATCACCTACTTTAGCTACAACTACATGTGACTTAGTTTTATGACTAGGAGTTCTCTTAGGTTTATTATATCCAGATACACCTGCTTTAGTTAATCTACTATCTTTCTTTTTAGCCATATTATCTTTTTTTCTTTTTATGTAAACCATGCTTAGCATGTTGTTTACCTTTTTTAGTTGCGGCTCTTTTCTTTTTATTAGCAGCAGCAAGTTTTTTTCTACCTGCTGCTGTACTTTTTAACTTAGCAATAGTTTTTGCAGGAGCATATACTTCTCCTGTTTTAGAAGACTTTTTACCTGAAGCAGTTCTCCACTTCTGTTTTGTCCATCTATCTAAACTTTTCTGTTGCTTCTTTTTAGCCATTTTTAATAACCTTTAGCTTTTAATGCTTTTGCAAGTGCCTTTGCACCAGCTTCTCCACCGCTTCTGTAAGAGCTAGCTTTTTTAGTTACTGCTCCTCCACTCATATACTTAGTTATTGACTTAGTATTTTTTAGTCCTGTTGTTATACACTTTTTCCCCATGATTTCTAGTTTCAATTGTTAATGTTTAAGCTTTATATTTTTTTGCAAGCATTTGTGCTTTACGGGCAGACCATTGTCCAGGCCTACCGCCTTTGCTTCCTGCTTTAATTTGATTAAAGATTCTTTTTCTCAATCCAGGTTTTGTGTAGTTACCTGCTGAGTTTACTGTACTCTTTTTTTTAGCAGTTGTTTTTTTCTTTTTTGCTGCCATTATCTCAATACGTTTTGGCTATCATCAGCACCATCAGATGGTACTTGACCTGCAGTTAATATTTCTGTTATTGTTAATTGTTCTACTTCAGAAAACAAATAATCAGGAACAGCTAATTCTCTATCTTGTTCTTTTACGCAATCACTTGCATTAATGCCACATAAGCTTGCAGAAATATCTTGATCAAACATTGCGTGCATTCTTACAGCATCCCATTCTACGTTAGGAATGTATAAGTAGTTGTCTACTATCCAGAAATACTTAGCCTTATTATATTTAAAGCTTGATGACTTTGTAAGAGTAGTGTATAATTCAGGTTGTGTTTCTGTAAGTCCTTCAGAGTAATCTAGAGATGAGATATGTTTTATTACAGGTCCTGTGCTAAGATTAAATAGTTTAGGTAATTCTTCTTTACTTCTTTTAAAAGTACATCCTGTTTTAATTCCTATACAGCAAGCATCTACTTTATCTACTTCAATTAAATCTACACATGGTATTTCAGTAAATAAGCTTACATACTTAAATAAGTTTGTTCTATCAGATTCTCTTTTAATTAAAGTTTTTGAATGTTTCATTATTATGCTATAAATAAAACGGTCCGTCATAAACGGATCTTCTTTTACAGCTTTAAGTACATTACGTACTCTTGATATAGTTTCGCTAACTTTAGTCATTTCAATCTAATTTAAATTCGTCATAATCTTCAGGCACTATAGGCTTAAGATTTTTGACATATTCTTTTTTTCTGTATCTATCATACATTTTAGATATTTTCTTTTTAGGAGATACCTCAATGTACTTAGCCCAATTTTCTTTATAAGCTTTAGATGCTTCTCTTTTGAATTGCCTTACAGCAGTAAATGTCCAAACATCTTTATGTTTAAAAGGATACTTAGCTTCATAGTTGCTATAAAATATTTTAAGAAGTTTATTATCAGAATCCCAATTTTTGTGTTCTGTTACAAATCCGTTTTCTATAGAACTTCTATAATCAATATTTTGTTTCTTAGCTTTAGGACATGTTCCTAAAAAAATGTATCCTAAACCGTCTGGTAATTCAACACCATTTCTATTATCTATAATACCTTTTACAAGTAGCCCATTATAAGTTGATATAATGTTTTTAAATTCACTATATGTTAAATTTCCATATTCAGGATACCTCCTATTAAACTCAGCTATAGTATCTTTATTAACTATACTTGTATAGCTTTGCTTAAATCTAGGGGCTTTTAAGTCAGGAATACGCATCTTTTTCATAAAACTACTCTTAATATAATATAGTTAATTTTTCTGATTTCTACAACACGTTAAGTTAATGAAAATACTATATCACAAGTATAAAATAATATAAAATAAAAAGGGACCTAAGAAAAAATTCTTAGATCCCCCGTTGTCAATCACAGTAAAACCAACAAACTATGACTTCTTTTTGTATATTTTTATGACTCTGCAGGAGGACAAGGTGTTTGATATTGTAAACTTAATCTACTTATAGATTTTTTACCATTTGCGCCTGTTGTCACAACAATTATAAGTTTTCTATTAACACTATTTTGATATGATGAAGTATTACTTATTGGAGTTGTTAAAGTGTAATCATCATAGAATTCAAATGTTGGAGATGGATCAAATGGTGCAATATCTCCTCCCATACTAGCTAAATCATATGATGCAGAAACTCCTGTATTAGAACACTCAACTATATTACCATTAAATACTTCCGGACCATCACAGTCAGCATAATGTATATTTCCTACACATAATGCTCCATTACTATCTATTAATCTTGATCCGTTATTAGCACTATGATTACCTAAATATAATGATTGATCTATAATATCATTTGTTGTGTCAAATTTTTCATAATATGTATTATTAGCAAATATATAAACGTCTGATAGTTGATTATCAAAATCTCTTGTAAGTATTTTTCTAGTACCGTAATCTTGAAAAAACATTGTTCCTGATCCGCTGGCTATATCTTCTACAATAACAACACCTACTTTACATTCCATGCAACAGCAATTATTTATCGGTTGTTTGCCACTAAAATCTAAATCATATGGTAATGTGTCAGTATCTATACACCCAGTAAATTTTATAAAGTCTTGATATGATTGTTCTATTATTAAATCTGTTTGACCTGTGCCAGGTTCACATGAAGATCCTGCTAAATCAATAGGTAAAGTATATGCATCACCACTATTAAAGTTACCTTCTATTCTTGCTATTGTAGTTGGAGTACCTACTACTGCAGGATCTGGTTGAAAACCTACAGTAATAGGTGATGTTGCCCAATCAACAGGCGCATAACCATCACCTATTGCTGCTACAGTTGCAGTAACTATTACACCACTTTGTATAACAAGATTTAATAAAAATCCTGTACCATGCAATGCGTTTGAGATATCATAAGCTATAACAGGAACATTAGTGTATGTAGTTGATCCTCCGTTATTATATCCTGCACCACCATTAATAATATCTACAGTTCTAATAGGATACATACCTTCTCCTACTATAGCACCATTTCTACAATCTTCTGTTTGTACAGGTATTATAACACTAAATGGTACTTCAGTTTCAGGATCACAATTTGCAAATACATTACCTGTTATAGTTGTTGAATCACAGTAACCATTTACGCTAATATAATTTGCATTTACGGTAACAGGAGTACCAACATCTATTAATGCAACATCGTGTATAACAGGTGTACCACCGTCAATATCTATAGTATGATCACCTGATGTATTAGGTGTAAAAGTAACTTGTATTACTACTGTTTCGCTACAAAAATCTTGAGATTCGTTTATAAGTGTCATATTTTAAATGTTTTAGCAAGCTAGTACTTCTGCATAAATAGGTCTTCTATATTCACAACCAGTAGTATCATTAATTAATATTGCATATGCTATAATCTCAATATTAGATGCTTGTGCCCAAGATACTGTAGCATTTGGTATTTCTGTAGCATACTTTGCTGTTGTATAATAAGTATACGTATATCCAGACAATTCATTTAAAGTCATATCTACTGAAACAGGTGGAGTTGGACCACCACAGTAACTAGCAGACATTTGAATAGGAGTCAATACTGGCCCAATTCCGCAAAGTGTTGCATTATTACAATCTCCTATTTGATCTACAATAACAACACCGTGATCATAAGCTAACTTATAACTACCTGGAATTATTTTTAACTCTATAGCATTTCCTACACCATAAGGTACATCTACGGCAAATAATACAGATTGATCAGTTTCTGAAACAGTAGGACTAAAAAAGTTTTCTACATATTTTACGTAAACTATCTTTGCTTTTTCTCCTTCAGCACCATCAGGTTCTGTGTTATATACTCTAATAATATCATAGCAAGAACATTCACAAGGATTGTCTTCTAAAAGAGTCACTTCATAAGTAGGATCTAAATCAAGTTTTGCTGCTACTAAAGGATCTATACATAAAGTAGATGATTCATTTGTTACATAATTAACATTAGTTAAAAAAGTAGGTTCAGCACCTTTGCAGTTTATAACATCAATAGGAACATTATTAGATGGAGGATCTGTAGCTACATATTTAAGATCATAAACTTTATTACCACATTCTGCTTCTACTTGATTAAATGTAACTGTACCAAATACAGCTGAAGGATGTGTAGGTGGAATTACTTCAGGGTTATACCCGCATTCAGGCACTACCCAGTATTCTATTACAACATCACCACAGTATGTATTAGCACTTATAAATGTATTATAAGTTTCTGCATTCCCGCTAGTGGCTGATTCAGAGTCAACAATATAATCATCACCTGAACCTTGTATTCTATATCCTATATAGTGCACCTCAGTTGACTGAGGAGTGTATTGTATATAAAGTCTATTATATAATGGTATTTGCGGATTACTCATCTTATGTAGTTTTAGTTGTAACTGTAATAGTAACTGACTCACAATTATCAGTTAAATTAGTAACCAATATTTCATATGTAGATGCAGGTACTAACCCTTGTATAGAATAAGAACTTACTCCTACTGCTAAATTTGGACTATCAACTGATACGCCAGTACTCACATCTTTGTAAGTTACTTTATATTGATCAGCTGCAGATCCTATCCATTCAATATCTATTTGATCTTCTAAAATTAAAGTAGAATGTAATGCTAGTGCTGCAGTGTTAATACAGTTTGCAGCTCCTGATAATTGTATAAGTAGTTTTTGCAATATATAATCTAATCTATCACCTTGACTTATAGTAAACGGTGATGCTCCTCCTAAATCAATAGAAAAAGTGTCATTGCAATATGATATACACTCTTGACAAAATACCTCTGAACAAGGCTCTCCTGTACAAGGAGCAGCTTCATTACAAGGAGGTGGTGTAGTTTGTGCTGAATCATTACAGCCACATGGATTTTTATGTTTACAGTCGTTACTCATTTCTTTTTATTTTATGCAGGTGATTCTTGTAAAGAAGTAGCACTTACGTTAGTAGGTGGATTACAATTTTCTAATAAAGTTGTAAAAGCTTCTTGTGGACAAGCGTTACCGTTTATTACTAATTCAAATTTATAATCAGTTCCTTGAACTAAGTTATTTATTGTAACTGTTCCAGCTGAAGTACTTACGGTAAATTGTAAACTAGCTTGTAAAGTAGTTCCTGATGCGTCATATACTTTTGCAGTCATTACTGTTGGTGTTGCTCCTGTCCATGTAAAATCTACTTGTACTGATTCAAATGAAGGTTGTATAGTTAATGTTGGACAAGCATCAGCACCTAACGCTAACGTTTGATCTTGAATAACACACTCATTACCTAATTCTGGATCTGTTGCTTGTAAAGTAGTAGCTACAGTCATATTATTTGTTCCACTAATACCATTTGCTAACGTAACAATATATGGTGTATTTGTAGAATAATAACTAGATATAATAGTAACACTATTTAATGTCATGCTTAATCCAGTTACAGTATCCGTAATAACAATTGTTGATGCTGTATTAGTATCAGCATAATTACTAGGTATATTACCAGAGAATATTAACCTCATTTGAGTTGAGTTAATCATTTCTGTGTTACAGCATTTCTTAAATCACAGATAGTAATCCAAGCATTTGTAAATGATTGTGCTAAATTACTTGGAGTAACTGTCCATCCTATACTACCGTTAGTACCAGTAGTAAGATTTGACATTGGTATATTAGGATCTAAAAGTGATGTTTGTGTACTTAAATCTTGACACATTGAATTAATAGCATTCAATATTGTTGCGTCAGGAGTAGCACCTCCCAGAACTTCTCTTAAGTTACAGAATGCTGCTTCTAAATCAGTTAATACAGCATCTATTTCTTGTGCTGTTCCTGGATTAGAAGTAACGCATTGTGGTGTTACTTGTGGAAGTGTTACTGGAGGTAAAGGAAAATAATCTTCTAGAGTTGCAATTCTTGTTTCATGATTAGCCAACTCTAAGTTTATAGTATCAATACTAGTAAGTATATCACAAATCTTATTACCTACAAGTATAACGTAATCTTTTAAAGGTAAAGTAGTAACTAAATTACCAAGATTATCAGTATACTGTAAACACTGTGCAAGCTGCACTATACATTGATCAGGACATACACTACCTGCTTTTGTATCAGGATCTGGATTAATATTTTCTAATTGACAAATCTTATCTATTAATAATTGTATAAGAGCTTGGAATGTTGGCGGATCTTGCTGTATCAAATCTAAACAGCTTAAATCATATACAGTTACGTTTGTTCCATCTAATATTGCACATAATTCAGTTGCAAGTTTATGTACAACATCACTTACAGTATCTCCTTTACATAAATTTATACAATCTATGTCAGGACCTTGCCATATCACACAATTTGATGATATTGGAGAACATCCCTCTTCGTTGTTATTAATAGGTTTCATTTATTCTTATTTTTTTTCAAAGTCCTTATATATAATATAGTTAATTTTTTTCACTCATACAATTTATGCAGGATTTGCTCCTGGATCATAAGGTGGATTAGGGTCATCTGAACAACTTGATGAAACACATTCGTCATCCCATGTAAATATTTGATTTGCAAATTCATTAAATGTTAATGGAGGAGTAGGTGATTCAACAATTGCTATAATTGCTGTAGCATAGTCAGGATTATTAAATGTAATAGTTGTTCCTTCCTTATAATAAACCTTTCTATTTATGGCTCCTAATGGAACAGTTAATTCATTACCGCTACATCCTGTAAAAGTAATTGTAGAATTACCACATATAATCGGATATAGATCACAACATGTATAATTAGAAGCACCTTGATAGGTTTCTTGAATTCTATCTCTTAGTTTTGATAAATACGCAAGTAAATTATCTAACCATTGCCTCATATATTGATAACCAGCATTTACAATTTGTCTTATTAAAGTAATATCAATAAGCTGTTGTTGAAGTTGTGTAATATTTCCACCACATTCTTCTATTACAGCTGCTATATAAGCTTCAAGTGAATCAATCTGCTCCTGTACAGCCGCTATTTCTTGCTCTAATTCAGCAATTTCAACAGGGTCTGTTGCTACAGCTAATTGAGCTTGTAAATTTGCAAGCTCCTCATTAAGATTATCAATTTCTTCTTGTGTGCTTTCTTGTTCTTTTATACATTGCTGTATATCTTGTATAGTTTTCTCATACTCATCTTGTTGTGTTGTTTCATTATAATCAGCTTCTGCTCTACAAACCTGTATCTCAGACGTTATACCTGTTAAACTTTCATGCATATTTTGATAACAGCTTAAAGTATAATAGCATATTCCTGATACGCAATAATCAGTTTCTGTAATACATTCGTAAGACTCCATCATTTGAGCATACGCTGTAGGATTACTTGTTTGATATGAATTTATATAATCTGTTATTGGTGATAATTGTAAGTCACCCATTGATAGAAATAATCCAAATTGATTAGCTGTAAAACAGTCAACAATATTTAAGCATTTAGTACTACATTCTTCTTCAGGTGTAGGGCAAATGGTTTCACATATATCCGGATCTTTAGCTGCTGCTAAATCAAGTAATTCTTTTTTTATTTCCCACTTCTGTTGATCAGGGTCACAGCAAAATTCAATACCGTATCTTTTGTTAGCTACTTCTTGAAACTGAGCTTCTCCAAATTTACAACTTGTTTTATCATAATATTCAGGAGGACATCCCGGTGTATTATAACCAGGTTTTACTGATCTTCTTTTTACTTTTTTTTCTTCAGTTATTACAGGTATGTCTTTACAAGTTTCACAATCTGTATAGTAGTCTATAATACTTATCCATGTAATTTCTTTTATAGGTTCGCCTTCTGGTACACAATCTACTAAAGATACTGTACCGCATATTTTTGCAGAATCAGATATTGTATATGATATTGTTCTACCAACATAAAAATCTAAAGCATTATTTTCAAAATAATATGTTTTTTCATCAACCTCAAAATCACAAGGTGTTAATTTATAAAACGGTCCCGCATAACTATTAAATGCTACTGGACCTGACGTATCACCTATTATTTCTGCACCTGTATTATCGGCATTTACTGTTAAACAAGGAAGTATAGGTCCGTCACATCGTGTAGACCATGCTATTACTTCTGCTGCTTGTTCATTTATGCTATCTGGCTGACCTTGTATTTGTGTAGTAATACTTATTATATCACCAGGACAATTATTAGCTATAAGATCTACTAAACTAGGCCATTCAGAATTTGATGCATCAAAACCTTCTATTGATTTAAAGTATTCAACACCATCACATTTTGATTTATACTTAACAGCAATATCACACATAACTTATTCTTTTTTATTTTCTGTTTCTTTTAGTTTTGCGTTATATGATTTAACACAGTGAGCACATACTTTAGCTCCATCTTTAGCCACTCTTTTCTTACATCCGCAAGTTAACGTAGCTCCACAATTTGTACATTTCATATTTGTTGGTTTTAAATATTTACTAATGACAACTACTGCATGTAAATTTACTTAGTTGTTTTACAGCATAATTATATAGAGTCATTCCCTTTTTAGGTTCATGACATGTTTCTACTTTTGCTTTAGCAGCTTCAAGATACATTTTTATCTGTCTTAAATCTTCTAACTGTTTAGCAACTTTAGAAGTTGGTGAGCAATCCGATACGTCAATGTCACATAGTATTTTTTCGTACGTAGTTAATGCACTAGTAATGCGTAAGTGATTATATTCAACATAGACGGTGTCATTGGGTGATACGCTATATTTGATAATGTATATCCCATCTGGTAAACTATTGAAAACAGTACCACAATTAGCTGTTTGTATTTCAAGATCGCAAGCTGACAAGTTTAAAATAAAATTGGGGCTAATTTTATTTTCCCCTAATTGAACACTATACGAAAAGCCTGGTAATGTAATTTCTAATAATGGACAATCTATGTCCACATTTGAGTCGTATATACTTGTATCTACAACTCTTAACACACAATCATTCATCGTGAGAGGTGCTTCTAAACTTAACTTATGCTGTCCCATATTTATTATTTAAAAAAAAAAGGAGAGAAGAATATAAACTCCACTCTCCCTTTGATTATTAATTATTAATTTAAATTACACTTTTGGAGTTACAAATTTAGGATCAAACTCACAAGGCTCAACTATGAATAACTTATGCTCATCACAAGAAACTGCACAATTAGCTGTCCAGTCATTAAGTGCATCAGCTAAGAATTTTACAGTGTCACCATCACCAATAATTTCAAGTAAGTACTGATCATTATCAAATACTCCAGTTGGATTATTGAATCTTGGAACAGAATGTAAAATATAAGTTCTGCTATATAATGCAGTTCTATCAACTAAATCAAATACTGCTGTACCTTGAGTAATTTCTCTAATTCTCTCATCAGTAGAGAAGAAGTTTTGAAGGTAGCTTTCAGATAAAATTACATCTCTAACTACTGATTCACCTAGTCCTTCAGCTTTAATACCTAAACAAACATCAGTTACACATAAACCTTCAAATGCACAAGGATCACCATTGTAATCTACTTCAGAAGCAAATAACTGTACTGGATCTTGTCCATAGAAATCAGATACTTGGAAAGTACAATCTCCAAATTTAGTATCAACATATGCACCTAATAAAATTAAACCTGCTGATTCAATTGCTGTTAAAGCATCAATTGCAGATAAAATATTTACTGCTGGTAAACCTGCAGCTAATGCTGAAGCTTTATCATAGGCGTATGTATTAGTAACTGGAGTTCCTGGGTTAGCAGGATCATCATATGTTACTTCTACTAATGGTAAAACAAAATCTTTAGTGAATTCACTTTCAGCAATTTGTGTTGCCCATTGCGTGTATATAGTTTCAGGACCTACTGCTGCTGGTAAAGTTGGATCTGCACAACATCCACCATTAGCTTGAAAAGTATGGTACAAGTTATGATTAGCAAACCTTAATGCAGGTGTTCCTTTAATATCTATTCTTAAGTTATAATCTTCACCGCAAATAAATTCTTTTGCACATGCTGGGTTAGCTGCGATATTATCTGCAGTACCTCCAATTTCTAATACAGCTTGTGAAGCAGCATTAGGAACAACACCCCAAGTTTTTCTTGTATACTTAGGATTGATAACTTTAGATCTAGCAGGTTCTCTGTACCCACCATGGTAAGGTCCTTGCTTGTCTTTAGTTTTAATTGCAGCACCTGCAACATAAAATGGGCAACAGTCTGCAGCTAACACACCTGGTCTAACAGATAAATCTTTATCTTTTTCAGTTGCTTTAAAAAATCCTACTACTCCAGGACCCATTCCTAATTCTGGTTCTTTAAGATATGAAATATGAACTCCATCTGTGTCTAAGACACCAAGTTTGATTTCAATATCATTTGGTAGAGGTAACTCGTCATCTCTTAGAGGACTGTTCTCTACGTTAACTTGTCTATCTCCAACAACTGCTAGGAAAGACTTTTTGTACGCATGGTTAAAATAAGCCATTTTTTTAAAAATTTAATTAAACAAAATATATATACATATAATATAGTAAAAATTTCTTAGAACATATACTAATAAAGTATTAATTATTTGATTCTACTTCATTAGTTGCGATTTGTCTTTGATTTACTGATTCTATATCACCAGCTAATATCTTAACCGCTTCGTCTACAAGCACTTCTACAATGTCATCTTTAAACTCACATTCAACATCAATTAATGATACTAATTGATTGTAAGGATCTTGTATCCCTGCAATTTGTATTCTTACAGGTTGTCTATAATAAGATAATACAGCATCATTAATTTCAAACTCATTGTTTGTAAATACTCGTATTTTATTATTTTTTAATGTGCAAAAACTTTCTGCCCAAGCAAAGCTAGGTTTTTTAATATCATCACGTAATAGCTCATCTACATTAGCTTCTTCCGCTAAATAGATTACCATTTTTCTAGGATCATCACAACATTTATCTACGGCAGTTACACTGATTCTTTTCCATTCAAAATAATCATCAGGTAATTCTTGACTTATAAAATATGTATCACTCATTGTTAAAGGCATATCTTTTTCCTTTAACAATCTTTGTAAATCATCTATACGTCTTTTAGATTGTTCATCACCTTCCTGTTTAGTATTAGTTCCATGTAACTGTCTTCTACACCAAGTTACTTGACCTTTGTTAAACGCTTCAATAAGTTGCCACGCTTCTATGTTATCATAATCAGAACTGTCTAACTTATTAAGTCTTTGTTTTATCTTTAACTGAATTGCGGCATTATTCATTTTCTTCTTATTTAGTGTTATTGACTCTTATTTACTAAACAAGGGTAAACTTTAAAGAAAGTTACCCTTGTTTATTAAAGCTTGTATAATAATATACTAAATTTCTTACTCATTCCAAAAAGATTCAACTTCTTGCAATATGCTTATAAGTATATCTTCATTTACAGGATTCTTTAAATATATAACTACATCTGCAACATTTCTACCTAACATAGTACTTGTTGCGCTATGATATAACATTCCATCTGTTTTTAAACTTATAAATCTAAAAAACGTTGCATCTTTAACAACTGCTTTTAATTTTAAAGTTTCCATATCAAGATCACAAGTATCAATAAATCTTTCAGCTGCTTTAGATTTATTTGTTTCAATACCTAACCCTGCTATAAAGTCATCCATAACGTCATATAATACGTCAGTAGGAGTGTTTGTTTTATAACTTGCACTATCAGTATCTAATACTTTAGACACATAGAATAATTTTTTAGGATTGCTATTAAACATTTTGTCAAGTGCTGAAAGAGCTTTGTTACGTAATTTCTTGTAACTAGTTCTACTTGATGTTGTATGTATCTCTTTATCTAAAAAGAATTTAGGCGCAACTGCTTGAGCCTGAGCATCTTCAAATGATTTTGCTACTAAATCAAATCCTCCTGCTTCTATAGCCATAAATTTGATTAGGTCGTAAGGATCATTCTGAGGATTTATGTGTGTAGGTTCATTACTACACTTAATAGATATTTTTGACCAAAAATCGTGATTATCAGGTCTAAGTAATTTTACTTTATTCCAAAAATCCTCATCTTCTGTTTTAAGTACATTAGTTGCTAATGCTTTTTCTAAGTAAGCAACTACTTCTCTTATGTTTCCTATAACAGCTTCTTTTTGCTCAACATTTTTAATGTTTTGTACTTCAGGAGCATACTCGTCTAATCCTGTAATAAACCTTACAATACCATTTCTTTCTATTGCAGCAATTTGCTCTTCATGATATGTACCTGGAAATAAAGCAAAACCATAATCTTCTAATCCCATGTTTTCTGAATCAGGATCTACATATGGTTTAACTGCAATCTTTCCAGTGCCTTTGAAGATTTCAGTAAAATGTGCTTTTGCTTTTTTCTTCACCACTTTTGGAGTTTTAGTTAATGTATCTGGAACTTTTGCTTCTAATACTGAAGCTGTAGGTGCGCCTTTTATGTCCGCAGTCGTTTCTTTTGATAATGATCTTTTTGCCATTTTATTTAATTTTTGTTGGTTAATATGTATTGACAACTAAAATAAAAAAGGAGGAGTTACCCCCTCCTTTTCTAAATTAACTATTCTTAGAATGATCCTCCAGTAACTGGGTTTCTCATTACAATTTTAAGAACTTTAGTCGGGTCTTTTACCCAGATTGCCGGCATTACTTGAGTCATATAAACTCTATATCCGTTAAACTGACCTGAAGACTGGAATCCTTGAGTTCTTCCCATGTAATCCATTGTACCGTTTTGGTACCACCATTTAAGTTCTGAATCCCACTTAAGTTTCAACATATAAATGTTGTCATTAGTGTTATCAGTGATATCAAAGATGATGAATGAATAAGAAGATAAAGGATTACCATCAATGATTGGGTTCTCAATATCATTAGTGTGAACATTATCAAATGCAGGGTTGATTACAAATTCTACATTAGCTAAGAATGGAATTACATAGCTAGTGTAAGAATAACCAAGTCCTAAGTTCATACCTGTACCTTTGATTGCTCCGATACCTGATTTCTCAGACGGATCAATGTAGAAGTTTTGAGATGCAGCTTCTCTTTTGATAGCTTCATTAATCATTCTCATTCCTCCCATACCTGTTTGAACTACAACTTTTCTACCTGGATCTGGACCTTGGAAGTCAACTTTACCAGCATAGAAGTTATATAACTCTGCTCTGAATAACTCTAAGTTGAAAGAAGACTTGTTGTACACTCTTTTGAAAGAGTTATCAAGTTGCTTCCATAAACCTACAGATAATCTGATATCATCTGGACCGTCTTGTCTAGCTCTACCACCATGACCCCACATTAAGTAAGTTTCAATATCGGTAGCTACTTTAGTTAAGTGAGCTGCTTCAAGATTAGTTAAGAAAGATCTAGAAAGGTCACCGTTAGCAACAGCTCTCTTTACATAATCTTTACCCATTTTAGATACCATGTCTTCAATAGAAGATACTGATGGATCCATAGACTTATCAAAGTTTCTCCAGATTTCAGTAACTGGTACAGTACCGTCAGCATTCATACCACCTTTGATCTGCATATCAGCTCTAGATGAGATAGAATAATGAACGTGTGCTTCAGCTCCTCCTACATAGTTGTAGAATTCTCTGTATCCTGACTTAGTTGTGATGTCAGAGAATCTTTCTCCGTACTCACCTCTAGCAGAACCTTTTCTGAAAAACTTAGTTCCAGATGCTAAAAACTTGTCATCTAAAAACTTATAAGAGTCATTGTTCACTAATTGCACAGTGTAAATGAAACCGTCACCTAAAGGTAAGATATCTTCTTCACTAGAAATTAATAATTCAACACCATTATACTTATCATAAGTAATGATATCTCCGTGTCCAAACTCTCTCTTATTAAGTTTGATTTTGAAAGTGGTACCGTCAATACCTTTTCTTTTGTTTGCAGTTTCAATATCTTCAACGATATAAGGAAGATCATTTGCCACTGGCGTTGTCCACTTATACTCACCTCTGATATTGTCTACTTCGATCACGTTCTTTCCTCCAAAGCTTGACATTTGGTAAAGAGGCATTTCAACCTTCTGTGTCATAGCCCAGATATCTACTGGTCCCATGTCCATAGGTTCTGCATCTTTCAACATGCTAGCTAAGTGGTAAGAATCAATGTGCGAGCTTGCTTGATAAGAGGTATCTCTTAAAAACAGCCCATTGTTCCATACTGGTGTACTCATTGTGTTACAGGTTTATTGTTTATAATTAATTTACTTTTTTATCTTCCGAAAAAGTTTCTCTTAGGTCTTGGTATTCCCCTTGATACACTTCTGCTAGAAGGTTTTTCTTCTTTAACTGAACTACTAGAAATATTTTTACTAGACTGCTCAGTCTTTAAAGTTCTTAATGTCTTTTCATGTGTTTGCTTTTCCGTGTCTTCTTTAAGCTTTGACTTATATCCAGTCGGATCAGCTAACAACCATAATGCTTCAGCAATCAAATCATGTCTTGGTTTTTCATCTTTAGTACCCCACTGGTATTTTTCTAAAAGGTTACCTAACATATTTGTATAACCGTTGCCATTCATTGATGAGTAATTAGACTGTACTAAACCTGAATATAACATATTCTGTGTTTGTGTGTCAAGTTTAAGTCCATTTAACTCACCTTTTTCTAAAGTAGAATATACACTATCAATGTACATTTGTGAAGATGCTTGTCTTTGTTTAACTTCTTCTTGTTGTCTTGCAATTTTATCAGCAACTATCTGCTCTTGCATTTTATCAAGTTTTGGTTTAAACTGATTAGCTTTCTTTTCTAAATCTCCTCTATCTTCTAAACTATAAAGTTCATCTTCTATTTCTTCAGGAGTTCCGTAATTAGTAGCATTTAAATATGTTCTAATTATTTGCTTCTGATGAGGTTCTTTGCCAGGATCTAACTCGGCAACTTCAACAGATGTAGATAGGGCAGAAAACATGCTTTTGATATCAGTCCCACCTTCAGCAATATATGCGTAGGCTTCTTGCATTTCACGAGGCATGTTTTTAAAGAATTGTTCAGGCATTTTTTCCTCAAGTTCTTTAGATTTATGTTCTAAATTAACTTTAATCAATTCTTCAAAATCTTCAGCAGTGTAGTTTTCAACAGATTCAGCATCACCATTATCATCTCTAAAAGGATTTAATAATCCGTTTTCAATTAGATTTTTAGTTGCTGAAACTAACGCTGTAGGTCTACCACCTTTCTTTTTATCATCTTCTGAATTTTCAACTTCATTTTCAAATTCAGGAGTATCAAGAAAATCAGCTACTTCTTCTTTAGAAGTTTCAGTTGTTGCATTTTCTGCAACAGTTTCTTCTTCTTTATCTTCAGTAGCATCTGCTTTAGCTTCTACTTTATTCTCATTGCCAGATTTATTTTCTGGCTTGTCAAGGAACGATAAGTCGGGACTTAATGGAGCAAAAATACTTTTCTTATCTGTATCTTCTTTAACAGCTGTATCATTTGATTCATCTGCTAACATTACCGTGTCTGTCCCTACACCTAATAATTCATCAATGTCAACTTCGACCTGAGAAACATTAGTGGTTTCTTCTTTTTTACTCATATCTATTGGTTTTTGTTATGACTAACTAATATTAATATACACAATTATATATAAAATAAATCTATTAGATTTAAAAAATAACGGTAAATAAAAAAGAATTTCGCATTATATAGCTATAGCTATTTATCTTTTCCACCTTTTTGATTTTTTAATTCATATTGATTTTTATTTTCTCTTGCAATTTCAAGATCTTTATTCTTCATATCCCTTTTTAAAGCCATCTCTTCACGTTTCAAATTCATCTTCTGACTTTGATTTGCTTGATTTTGATTTAACTTTTCTTGTTGTATGTTAACTGTATCTTGATATTGTTGTGTATCCTTAATTTTATCTAATTGATCTGCAAAGTCAGATTGTAAATTCTGATTTATATCTTGCATAGCACCATAACCAGATGCTTTAATTTCTGCTACTAATAAATCTTTACGTCTATCTTTTTCATTTTCTCTAGCTTCAGCTTCTAACTCCATAGCTTTTTCTTGTTGTGCTTGCTCCATAGCAGATTGAGCCATTTTTTCTTCATGAGCACGTTGCTCTTGAGCTTGTGCCATATTCTTAGCTTCAATAGATTTTAAACTACTCTCTAATGCACCCATTGAATCTGCTTGCATCACTTGTCCTAAGTCATAAATAGAAGCTCCGGTAGTATTATTTTGTACAGCAAGTTGTTGCATTTGCTCTAATAACTTTCTATGATTTGCTTTAGTACTACAATAAACATTAATATCACGTAGCATTAAGTCTTTACCGTTTATTTCAAAATTAACTCTTTCATCTAAAGATGTAGTAATTTGTAATCTAAATGACGGTTTAGTAGAATGGTACCATTGTGATAAGTCTGTTCTCATTTGATGTACTCTTGGCATTAAGTGATCACAGTGCTCTACAAAATGCATTTCTGTTTGAGCATAAGAACCTGTTTGAATTTGTTCTACTTCTGTTGCAGAAACTTTACCTCCTAATTGTTGTGCCATTCTTGGTGCACTTACACCTACTTGTTCATAAGCTTGTTGCTTAAAGAACGTAGACAACTGTATTCTAGACATTAACCTTTGTGTTTGTGATAAGTCTAACTGTTGGAAGTGATTAAAATTTAATGCGTTCTCTGTATTAGTAATAGAAGTATCTAAAGGAAGCATGCTAAAATCTTTCATTGCAACATATGCTTTAGCTAAATTACCTTTACCCCAGTCTTCTCCTAAAGAATGCTTAGGTAATGTATTTTGATCTAACATTACTACTGTACCTATCTCATCAATAAGTATATCAGCTATTTGATTATTTACAATGTTGTAACCTATTTGAAAAGGTTTCATTGAATCTACTAAAGAATGTGATCTTGTATTTCTGTCTGTAAAGACTCTACCTTCTACAGGTAGTTTACACCCGTAAAGAGTATTCTCTCCTTTAAACTGAAACTTAAGGGGTTTTATATTGTTTTGATTTATTCCTAAATATATTGGATTTATTCCGCTACTGTTTTCTAAACCTAAGAATGTTGGTCCTTGCGGCCCTATCTTTACTCCTCCCCATACATTATTTATCCATACCCAGTCTATATGTTCTCCGAATACTAAATTTTGTCTAGTCTTATTAATAATAAGTTGAGTATTATATACAGGCTTGTCTGTTACATGATAATCTTCTGTTATAATGCTTGTAGTAACTTCACCACTTTCTGAAATTTTTGTTAGATGTCCAATTTTTACTTGGGACTTCCAATAAGATGTTGTTACTCTTAACATATTAGGAGCATTTTCTCCTAAGTAATCTTCAGATTCACCTAATACCCATTCTATAATATCATTACCATTAGAAGCAAAATTATCTCTCATAGAAGAATACTGTCTATACCCTAATGATGGTGATCCTGTATTCCAGTCATGTGATCTTGTTGCATCGTAAAATGTACCGTCATTCTGATAACCTGCTATTGGATAACCTGCTCCACCTATTGGATAATGTCTTTGTAATGATTCTAATTGCTGTTCATTCATTAACCAGCCGTACTTGTCAATTACATCAGGTACTGACATCTGTTCTATTTTACCTACATAACTTCCATCAGCAATATATCTAACATCTGGCGATTTGTGATAAAAAGTCAATACAGGATTCCATAACTCAATATCATAGTCATCCTCCATCATTTTCATATGCCAAAATTCACGGTCAGTAACAAGCTTATCATAAAATCCTGTTTCTTCTAATTCATCCATATGAAACCTTTCAGTATCTATAAGATGTTGTTTAGAAGCCCATTTTTCAGGTATTACTTCATAGTCTTTATTATAAAAATCTTGTATTTCAGGTAATCTTTTAAGAACGTCTGGTTGTAACTGTTCTTGCATTTTTTGTGCGATTTCAGGATCTGCAGGATCAGCACCTTGCTCAATTAGATTATTTAATAATCTTGCTTCAGCGTATTTTACAAGTACATCTTCTATTTCACCTCTTTTCCTTTCTAAGATCTCATTATGTGTATATTCGTCAACTGCTCTAAAACTTACTTTTGTATTTCTTTTAGCAAATTCTGCAACTAAAGTATTTACTACATTAGGGATTATTGGATAGAATTTTAATTCTAATGCATTATCATCTGTAGAAGCAAGTTGCTCTACAATATCACGCATATCATTATTTTCTTCTACAATATAATCAGCTCTATCAATTTGACCTGCCGCTAACTTATAGTTTTTCATAAGTTTTTTAGCATTTCTTCTTATTTGCTTTAAGCCGTTCCACTCAAGCCAGTCTAGGTTCCATGCTGCCCATTGGTCATCTTTTTCAGATTTAGGTAAAAACTGTAAAGGTTGGGATACATTCCACAATCTATTGTGCTCTGCTTTAGCTCCTTTTTTAAGATCTAGTGCGTTAAATATTTTCATCTAGCGTATACGTTTAAATGGTGACCTTTTATTATTTCCTTTAGTGTAACCTTTATTCTTAGAAATATTACGAAAGGCACTACTATTTAATTTATATAAATTTCCTGAATTTTGCAAGGTATTATCTAATTCATTCTCAATCCTGACGGGCCTTGCTGTATTTGATTCTCTTATTTTTGCAAATGCTATTAAAGCCGCTAATGATATAAGTCTATCAACGTTAACACCGTCACGGTATGCTTCCATTTCTATTAAAGCCATTCTATCAGGTATTCTTCTTATACCAAAATGCTTTTTTAAAATTTCACCATCATCATTAATATCTTCTTCTACAACTTCTTTTAAATACTCTATAAGATAGTTAAGTAAATGATTTTTAAATATAGTACCTGTATTCTTCCAACCGTATTCCTGATAAACAGATTTATTAGATTGTGCTTCTTTTAAGAATAACATTTGATTTTTAGGTACTAAATACTTTTGTTTACGTTCTTTAATCATATATTGAATAAACAAAGAAATGTTATTCTCAACTAATGTCCATGCATTATACCACTCAATCAGCATTCTTAATCTGTTATGAGTTTTATTAAGATCATCAAATCTTCCGCACCAGGCAGCTACAATTTTATCTCCTTCAATAAAGTTTTCTACTTTATCTTCTGTGTAACGTTTGACTTCTGTTCCTGTTTTATAAACATATATAGAACACAATGATTCAGAGGTTGTTGTTTTACCTTCTGATACAGGGTCAATTGATGCAAGGTACATTCCAAATGGAGGCTTTTCTTCAGGTCTTTCCCATACTACAATACTTCCTGTTTTATCTTCTTCATTTAGTTTTATAGGAAATTTTGTAATAGGTGCCTTAGTTGTTTTCTTTACTATAAGCTCACCTTTGTGATTTTCTGATAAATCTATAAGCTCATAAGGATATTCCTTGTCTTCTATTTTTTTCTTTTGATCACCTATAAGAGTAAGAGGGAATTTAGATTCTTCTCTATAGTCAAAAGCTTCTTTGATATTTCTTGGATGCTGAGATATTCTTAATTGATAAAGCTCAGGACGCAGTTGCTTCTTCCATTCAGCAAACTTTATTTCTAAAGATTCTAATGCTTCTTTGACTAAAGAGTTACCAAAATTATCTATATGAGGTGGCATTCCCCATTGTTCAGGAATAAATAAACCTGATTTACCTACAGTACCTTTATCATCTATTAAATCTGTGTCAACTGCATATATAGAATTATCATCAGGATATAAAGTCATTGCTTTTAACGGTTCGCAATCTTTAAGTTTACCTACTGATCCCGCACCTATAAATAAACCAGTTGTTATATCACCTGCTTGCATTGCTGGAAATAAGTATTCTGCTGTTTGATCCATAGTAGGTGCAATACCTGCTTCTTCATAAAAGAATATAGAACAAGGTCCACCTACACCTTTTGTAGGAGATTGTTCAAATGACATACCTGACATTGTTCCTTTTAACCCCACTTCTTTTTTTCTACCACTTTTTGTTACTTCAATTTTTTGTTGCCACAATAAAGTCTTGCTAGGATTCATAGGACGGTACCATGCTGTACTAGAATTAAGAAAAGTTTTATATTCATCTAAGAATTTCCAGGATCCGTTACCGTTTATGTAATCTTTTAATGAAGCTCCTATTTTAAGTACACAACCTTCATCAAACCACATACGGTTAATTAGTTTCGCCATATGAAAATATGAAGAAGCAATCTGCCTTTTCTTTGTAATGCTAGCATGTTTATAATGTATTTCTGCTAACTCTTCATATAAGGCCATATGTAATTGAACATCCCATACTTGAGCAAAATCAAATTTCTTTTTTATCTTATCATATATTGGTAAGAAATTAATCCAAAAGTAGTAATCCCTTGGCAAAAACCAGGTTTTTCCGTTACTGTGGAATATAGCTCCATTGGTAGATTTTCTTTTTTCAGCGTCCCAGTACTTAATAAAATCTTTAGATCTGAAGGCATCCATACAGTATACGTCACCTTGTTCTCTGAAGAATCTTGCTTGTTCATTAAATATTCTACTTGTATCATCTAAATTATATTTTCCAGGTTCCTTAAAAGTTGATTTAACAAAGTCCCGATATTCTTGCATATCAGTAAACTCTGTTTCCCCCCATGTTCCGTTATCCCATGTAGGAATTATTTTATGAAAATCTAATAACTCCATATTTACATTTGATCATAACCTAATTGCTGACTTCCTCTAACATGTGTTTCTTGTTCAGCTTCTAAATCTTTTGCTACGCCTTTATATGATTGTCTTATTGCATCAAATTCTTTTGCTATTCTAAGTAAAGAATTTATGTTACCATCTCTACCTGCAGTAACTTGAGTAGTTTCCATATACTCTGTTAAATTATCAAGCATTGTCGTAATACCTTTATAAGCTCTAACAGTTGGAGTTTCATATAAAATAATAGCTTTATCTACCGCTTCTATAATTAAATCATGTTCTGTATCTATTTCCCCATCAATATCAAGTAATATAACTTCTTCTCTTAAATCATGCTTTACATTAAAGTATGGGTTTTCTTCTGAAGGACAAGCCATATAAAACACATAAGCATATACTTGTAAATAGTTATCTGGAAAATTATCCATAATAGCTTTTAACCACATGATTTGATGACAGTGTACAGTAGGTTTTACTGTTCTATTTTCTATTTCAAAAAGTCTAATCATTTTTATGCGTCTTTAAATATTTAATTATCTGATTAATTTCTTTTTTCATATATGGTAAGTCATAAGGCACAACTTCTTTTACTAAAGGATCTCCTTGTGCATCAATAGATACAATTGGATAACCATTTTCATCTTCACCATCTTTCTCAAATATGATATGGTGTATTTGAAGTTTACCAGGTTTTAAGTTATGATTATGTTTTAAAATCATATACATGTAAATACTCAGTTGTAAAGCGTAATGCATTAAATTGCAATCTTGAATATTATTTAGAGGAGCTAACATCATCTTATGCTGACCTTCCCAGTTTTTATATGACTCACTTTTAATTTCTTTATTAGTTTTATAATCATATATATTAACTACATCACCTACAACTTCTACTCTATCTGCTTGACCGCATATTTTTGCAGAGTTTAAATAAGCAAGATGCTCTGGATATATACCCGGAACTAATTTTTGATCTGGAGATAACTTAATTGAACCGTCAACCAAAGGTCTAAAAATAGGTAAGTCAATACCATTTCTTCTAATTGTATCACAGGCTATTAATTCAGCTTCTCTTTGATCATGATACCAAGACCCTAATGTAAGTGCTCTATTAGTTTCAGATTCCCATATTTCAATTATTTCTTCTGGTGTTTTACCGTACCATTTAGATCTTTTATTTTTAGAAGACTTTTTAGCAATTTTTTCTTGATCAAAAGGTTCTTTAAACAACTTAATAATACTTGTTACACTAGTCCATTTCTTATCAGGTTCTTCAATACTTTCATAAGTATGTGTGTCTGCACTAAATTTTAGTTTCATAATAATTAGTTTTCAGGTTCATCTAGTTCTAAATCATCTTCTTCTTCTTGAGTTAGTACAGCAAACCATTTAGGATTTTTTGTATCACCACAATCTGATGAGAGAGATCTTACTTTAAAATGTAATTTACATCCGCATGCTCCACAGCAAGGTTGTGTTCCTTTTACTAAACACTTACTTCCTTCACTGTCTAACTGCTCACAGTTCATACATATTTCCCATCTAGCCCTAGCTACATTTTCTACGAATTCATTTTTAACAACAGAGTTTTTTAATCCTTCAAAGATTTTACCTTTATTATCATAAAGTACTTGTAATTTAGCTTTTAGTTTTTGTAGACGACTCATGCTTTTCTTTTAAAAATTTATTTCTTCTTTTTCTTTCTTCATTAATCAAGTTCTGTATATGCATTACTCTTTCAAGTTTTTGCTCAGTTCTTTTTTTAACCCGCATTTGCTTTATAGTATCTGAACTTGTAACTTCTAAATGCTTTGAATATCTAACATATAACTCTTTTAGCTTTTTATTTTTTGCTTTAAAAGTACCCATGTTTTCTACTCTAATTTGAGGAGCTTCTAACTCAGATAATGCTTTTCTTAAACGACTATAGTAAAAACTTACTAAGTCTTCTACTAGTTGTTGATCTATATTTAATAGATCAGCTGTCGGTTGTATATAATGTTTACTGCTCTTTGGTAGCATATACTAACTTAAAATCTAAAACAATGTTACCATCTGTTTGAATACTTAAAGATTTACCTAGTCCTATACGTTTTTTTGCAGTTCCCGTTTTATATACTAATTTATTTTTAACAGCTTTACCTAAAAAATTACGTACTGTCTGAGATGTTTTAAATATCTTTTCGTCTACTGATAAATTACAAAATGCTGATAATTCATTTTCACCACTTACTCCTAATAGAGTTAAACAATCCAGCTCATTGTTACTGAGCTGGATGTTATTTATAAAACAATGTGTGACAAGTTGATACTTTATAATATCTCTATGACCCATACGTACTTTTTTCTGTACTAAATTTGCTTGTGCCATAATGTTGGTTTTACATTTATTAATTAAATACTTAATAGCATGTCTAATAACTCTTCTTGTGGAAAGCAATCAAATTTATCTTTCCTTACATTAGTATGAGTTAGTAAACCTTTTACTTTACCATCATAAGCTTTTTGTTTAAATCCAAAAGCTTTAGCTCCTTCTTCTCTTACCCATGGTATTAAGCCTACTTCTAAATCAATATCATCTCTTCTTGCGATGTATAATATTAATTTTTTAAGGGATTTTAACTGCTCATCTGAATACTTATGCCAGTGAGTATATCCTCTAAAAGATTCTTCTAGTACAGCTATTTGATCTTCATGAGCTTTTACACCTACATAATTTTTCATTTCTTTGTTAAGATACCCAAATCCGCATATCTCTATACCTACGGTATGTCTATTCATGTAATAAGATCCTGAGCTTCCTATATGCCACCCTTGGCATCCTTCAGGAAATGCTTGTACTACTACACCGTCATGATCAGAGTTTGTATTTCTAAGATCTTGACCACCTAATACAAATTCAGTAGCTATTCTACCTCTTTTATCTCTATTCCAGTGATCAATACACCTAAAAGGATTAGCATGACCTGCAGTATGATGAAGCATTAGATAATCATTTAATATGGGATATTCTTTATCCCATATATACTCATCACTATCTAAATGATGTTTTTGAATAATTAAACCGTTTTCAGTTCTTATAATATTACTTTTTAGATCTGTATCTAATAATCCTAATGCTTGGAATGTTTTAGGACCCGCAATACCGTCAGCTACTAAATTAGCCTGACTCTGAAAGTTCATAAGTGCAGCTTGTGTTTTAGAACCGAAAACACCATCTACAATTAATCCTAATGCTCTTTGTAACTCTTTAACCATAGCTCTATCTTGAGAGCCTTTTCTAATATACGTGCTCATTTAAGTAGTATGTAATTCTTTTTCTTTAGCAGCCGGTTCTTCATTAGGTTGAGTACTTGCATATAGTTGACTATGCTTCACCATTGCGTGAAACTGTCTTAACTTTGCTTCTTCAACTTCTGCTAATAAATTGTAATACTTAGATTCTACTTCAAGATACTCTATTTCATGAGCCATGTTTTCAAGAGCATTTTTTCGCATTTCTGCTAGTTGCTCTTCAGTAAATTCTTCTTGAGTGTTGGTTTTCTTTGACATAATAAACTTATTTTAGTTATCATGATAAATGTAACTAAATAAGTTTAAATATGCAAAGTTTAAACTAAATGATTATTTTTTGATATCATTAATGGCTTTAATAATACGTAACTCCATATCTGCCATTTTCTGTGTTAAGTCTGATAATGCTTCATCATTCTTCTCACGATTCTTTTCTACTTCTTTTTTAAGATTTGCAATTCTTTTATGAATTATGTCTTGATCTTTTTCAGTATCTTTTTTAAGATCACAACTATCTTTTTCAATTGAAGCTAGCTTTACTTCTATAATTTCAACATGATTTTTAATTTTAAACCAAAATCCTGCAGCTCCTATTAAACCTGTTACTAAAGAGATCAATGCCCCTATTCCTATTGTAATTGTATTTATTTCCATGACCTTATTTTGTTATATGGGTGCATTATTTGACTCTTGCTTTATATCTAAAACCTAGACTTTTTGTTCCTGGATCTATATATTGTAATGTTGAATCAATATTAGTAAACTCAGGGCTTGTGTTTACTAATACTATAGTATCTATATTATCTTTTATTTCTTCGGTTACACTATTATACCAAATACTAATATAATTAGATTTTAAATCTAATTCATAAAGCTCACCTATTTGATCTAAATCTTCTTTTAATTTTTCAATGTCCATTAGTAAAGTAATTTTATATTAGGTCTTTGAAGTTGCGCGAAAGGATCAGTATCGGCCCATGAACCATCTTCTCTAGCAGCTAAAGTATATCTAGTACCACTAGGGCTACTACATTCCCACATACCACTATAATTAGTTCCTGCACTTCCTGTTTGATCTTCTATCTGAATAACTAAGTTGTTTACTCCGTAATAGCAAAAGTTTTGTTCAAACGTAAAACATGTTATGTAAGTATTACTTGAACCTTGTACTGTAAAATTACCTGCATCAAGCACTTTAACTAACCCTGTAACATTTGGTAATTCATTTTCTACATCTTTTGTATAACTATTATCTAAATCTGTTCCTGTAGTATGATATAACTTTACAGTAACATTGCTTCTTGTTACTAAACTAGAAATAGTAGTTCCTAATTCAAATTGCATACCAGTTATTAATTTTTCGCCAGAACCAATTTCACTTTGTAAAATCATACCTGCATAAAAATTATAATTATACCAAGTATCCATAGGAATATCGTCTACTGCAGTAGATCCTGAAACAGGTACTATTGAAAGACCTTGTGCTGCGGAACATCCGCTAACAGGACCAAACATATATGGATTAATAATATACCCCATAATTTATGCTCTTTTTCCTATTAAGGTTACTTTAAGTCCTGCACCTGCAGTTGTACTTCCTATTTGTGATATATCTACTGTTATTTGTGCGTCATCAATCAAATTAGAATTACTTATTGTAGGTTGTGTTGTAGCTGAAGTACTTGTAGTTGCTCCTGCTTCAATTATGATAACTGATGCTACTGCACTACCTCCTTGATTTACTGTTACTTGTATATCTGCTCCTACTGGTGCTGTTGTAACACTAGCTCTTAAGTCTTCTAATGTCATACCGTAAGGCATTCTAAAAGTTACTGCATCTGTACCTACAACTAAATCAGTTGTTTCATCTGATGCTGCTAATTGAATTTCTTCTAGTCTTACAATTGAGTTTATATTTCCTATGCTTGTGCTCATGATTAGTTATTATATGTAATTAATAATTCAGTTCCTGTAGCATCATAGGCTACGGATCCATATGTATTGTTCAGTCCTGCATCAAAGTTTACTACTTCGCCTACCTTAAGGTTATTAGTACCACCTAAGATGTCAGCATCCGCTGCTCCTATATTTGCAATACTAAATGATCTTGCTCCTGCAGCAATTGTTCCAGCACTAGTTGCTCTTACTAAATTAGGTGTTATTGTTGTGCTAGCCATAGTAGTAGGAACTGGATTAGCTCCAGATACATCAACATCTCCTACTTGAATATTAGCATTTGCATTAAGATTATCATGTGTATCTTGACTAGCATTTGTTTCTAATGACCCAGAAGGTGCTACTTTCACATTAACAAAAGCTCCCCCTCCTGCTGATGTTTCTCCAGCAATAACTGATTTAGTTACTGTTACAGATCTATCATTAGTAAGTCCTGTATCTAATCTATGTATACTTGTAAGTACATCTGATGTATGAAGAATTGTCTGTACTCTAAATGCTGTCTGAGCAACTCCTCCATTTGTATAAACAACTCTAAAGTACTGAGCTGTTACAGGAAATTGAAATCTTCTTGTTTCAGATACTGTAATCTCTAGGTTATAATCATTTTGTTCATCCCAGTTAACATTATCTGGTGAAAACTGAAATGACATACCGTCTGCAGCAGAATCTTGATCAGCAAATAATTGTATTGTTACAGAGTTATATGCAGATACATCAGTACCTGTACCTGTAAAGACTGCTCCAGCACCTAATGGTGTTGCAGTACTGTTATTAGAATCAATCACATTAGAAGCTCCTCCTGCTCCTCCTGAGAGTACATCTACTTGTAAGTGACCATCTGCATCAAGTAAAGGATATAACGCTGTTCCTGAACCGTCTTTTGCAGTATTAGATCTTATGTTAGCTAATTGATCTCCGTTTTGTAATGCTGTAAGTATAGCACTTAAATCAGTTCCATTCTGTGCATCAAAAGTTTGAATAGCAGCTTTAACATCTACTATATCAATGTTATTTTGATTAGCAAATGTATTAAATGCACTAATTAAACTAGTTAAATCGGCTCCATTTTGTGCGTCAAATGTTTCAATTGCTGTTTTAATAGCTGTTAATTCTGTATTTGCAGCTAGTGCTTCAGTAATTTGAGTTTGCTGATTAGCTGCAGAAGCGTCACCGCCTCCGCCACCGCCCCCGCTATTATCTTTAATCGCGTTTAATAATTTTAATACAGCATATTCGTAACTAAAGTTACTGCCTTTATCTCCATATTTAGGATTTCCATTGCCTAGACTCATATCATAAATTTTATATATAAAACGTTTTATAGAACCTCTGTTGAAGATTATCTATGTAATATAATATACTAAAAATAAAGCTAATACAAAAAGTATAAATAATATATCTTTAAAACAAAATGCTCATTTAACATAATAATTTTCACTATATTATTATATAAGAACCCTAAGATGAGTAAAAATCAGAAACCGTACCGTAAAAGATCCATAAGGATCTGGGTTAATAAGCAAGAACAAAAATTCCTAAAAGATTTAAGAAACGGATATATAGAAGGCTCCGATGAACATGAAAGCCTTTTACATGAAGAAATAAATAGAGTAGGAATTGGATATGATTCAATAAAAAGATACTGGTATAAATCACAACAATTCTCTATAGAAGCTATACCTACTCACAAGTCTATAAGTGATATAAGAAAGGATATTATAGCTGAAATGGATGAGTACTCTCCGGTATATCCAAAAATCACAAGAAAGAAAAAATCAGACGGTCATTTATTTGTTATTGATATTGCAGACTTACATATTAATAAATATGCTTCCGCTAAATTAACTGGAGCAGAATATAATAGTGAGATTGCTGTTGAACGTGCTATTAAAGGCACAGAAGCTTTATTAGAAAAAGTAAAAGGATTTGATATTGAAAAGATTCTATTTATAGTAGGTAATGATGTCCTTAATACAGATTCTATATTTAAAACAACAACTTCAGGTACTCCTCAAGACACAGATGTTCACTGGTGGGAAGCATTCCTTATTGCCAGGAGATGTTATGTAAAGTGTATAGAAACCTGTTTACAATATGCAAATGTAGATGTTATACATTGTCCTAGTAATCACGACCTGATGTCAGGATGCTTTTTAGCAGATTCATTACAGTCATGGTTTAGAAAGAACAAGAATGTTAAGTTTGATGTATCCCCTAAGTATCGTAAGTATTATCAGTACTTTGATAATATGCTTGAATTTGAACATGGAGATAAAGGTAAAATGGATACAGTACCTTTAATTATGGCTCAGGAAGAACCTAGTATGTGGGCTAATACTAAATTTAGATACGCCTATCTGCATCATTTACATCATCAAATAAAACATCAGTTTAAATCAGGTAAGGATTTTGTAGGAGTAAATGTTACTTACTTGCGTTCTCCGTCAAATGCTGACCTATGGCATGCAGAAAAACAATTTAAATCACAAGTAGCTGTAGAAGGTTTTGTACATTCAAAGCATGATGGGCGTATTGCTCATATTACACACTATTTTAAATAAATATGCATTCAGATTATAAGTACAATCACATACTGACACCAACAGAAAGACTAGAATTACTTAAAATGATGCGTGATGAGGTCTATTTAAAGGATATATGCGCTAAATTTGGACTATCCGCACAGTTTCTTAAGTGTCAGTTTAGGAATTTAAAAAACGTTGTTCCAGCTAGATTAGGTAGTAAAACAGAAGCTTATTACGAAGATGAGATGGATTATGGTCTAAAAAACAAAAGGAACCTAATAAATTAGATCCCTTTTATTGATTAAGCTATAAATTTATGGCACCCTTAACATAAACGTTTTACTTACTACAAATATAATATAATATATTTAATTAGAGATCGTTAATGTCAGAATCTGAGTCATCATCTTCTTCTTTTTCTCCCTCATCCAATACACTTTCTATAAAACTATAAATATCTTTAAATATTTGACTTACAATTAAACCATGTAGGTTATTATTGTATTCGTCTATTTTTATTTCTAAGACTTCAAGCATAAACCAAGAAAGTTTAGTAGAAAGCTTAGTAATATGTCCCATTAAATCTATAGTGTTTTCTAATGAGTCTTGTTTATCTAAATCTAGGTTTAACAATCCAAATAATCTAAACCCTACATCAGGATGAGATATCTTCATTGCATATGTTGTCTTACCTACAATGTCACCTGTATCTAAATCCAAGCCTTTATGCATCATATCTACAGTCATTGCTGCAAACTCTATATCTTCAGTAGTAACAAGAATATCATACTCTATTCCAAATAGATCTATAGAATATCCTCTATGGTACACTCGTGCTTGGCTAGAATCCATTAGGCTAAATCTTCTTCTTTTATAAATGCTCCGTTAATAGTTTTACCTTTTCTGTCTTTAATCTCTTGCCATGCAGCATCTAAACATTCTGTAATATTAAGACCCTGCTGCTCAGCTAAGATAATCAATGTAACAACTACGTCACCAATACCATCTTTAAGCATTTCTTTATCGCCTCTTGCTAGGGCTGCTGCTACTTCACCTACTTCTTCGGCTACTTTACAAAATTGTTTAGAACTATTCTCTTCTTTGATTAATCCTTTTTCTTTAGCCCAAACAGCTACCTTGCTAATTAAATCTGTCATCTTTTGGTTTTTAAAATTGTTATTATTCGTGCATCTACAGAAGTCAGCATATAAATCACAGCTACATTTTATCTGACCGAACATTTCACTGTATTTCTTATTAAGTTTATCTATGTAGCTCATAGGCCAAATATAGTAAAAATTTTACCGACATTATTTTTAACTTCTGATGAAAGTGCTAACACTTCAGGATATGTTTCTCGTCCACCGATATAAGGTTGCAAAACCCAGCTAAAGTTATTTCCAAAGCTATACGGAAGAATTGTTTCTATGTTATAACCCTTTTCAATATTTGTATATTGAAATCTTACTGTATCTTCTGTAGCCATAATAGACAACTCAAAATCTTTAGGTTTATTAGGATCTATAGTAACTAACTTATACTTATCTTCTAATTCAGGCAAGGAAGGTCTTTTACCGTTTATATAAAAGTAACAAAAGATGTCTATCATCTGATCAGGTGTTTCTCTCCAGCCGAATCTAAATTCATTCCAGTGCCTGATTAATCCGTCAGTAATTCCTCCAAGCTTATTTATTTGTTCTTGCCCTGCAATATTAATAGGAACCTGTCTTAGTATCATATCATCTAGATACATACTCCAGGTAATACTCTTCTTCTTACCATATATAAAAGATATATCCCAACTTGCTGATCTATGCTTATTTGGAGGAAAGAAGTAATCCATCTATTTTTCTTTTTTTTTATTTTTTTTGACCTTGTAGTACTCTATCTCCTCTATTATCATAAACAAAATACCCCCTAATACAAAAAGAAGTGCATACCCTAATAAACCAAAACATCCTATATAAAGAACAATAGCACTAAATAAGTTATCTAAATACACTTCTAAAATTCCCCCTAATACAATAAACCATGCAAATAGCATAATCTTAAAAAAATTATTGTGCAAAAATAAGTCCCACACTTTCTCAATACCATGTTTCATAATCAAATCTCTTTTCACCATTACTAATTCTTGTAAGGAATCTTGTTCCTGGTATAATATAACAAATTATACTCACGTTTGCTATCTACGGTATCTCAAAAGTTTTGTAATAGTGAGAATAGGGACTCCTTATAAAACAAATCCCGGCTTCAAAAAAAAAGTAAAGTACCCCCCTAGCAAAGTCATGGTCTTTTTTAAAATGTCAAATAGTCTAGAAAAAAGCATGCTTTTTATTTAAGATATATTTGTCTAGTTGCAAGCAACAATCACTCCTTCTTTACTTAAATGTTTAATCTAAATCTTATGTTATGAAAAAGAACTTCTTGAATTTTATCTTGGTCACACTTGCAATCAGTGTGTTGTCTTCTACTATATTAACGGCAATGATGATGTTATCTGTTGAGGTAACAGTTGCGTTATTGATTCCTACATTTATTGTATGCTTACTAATTGTTGCATACAAGAATCACTCTTACGGAAAATAGTTATGGAAGATACAAGACAATATATTATAGTAGCCGATAATAGATACAGGCTAACTATAATCGCGTGTAGTAAGTGGCATGCGTTAGACAAAGCACTTAATGAATTTCCTCAGTACAATAGGTTTCAATACACAAACATTGTGAGAAACCGTGCTGTTAATAAAATAATCAGTAAATTCTAGTATCATGAATGATATAAAGAAACGTGTGCTGGACATAGTGGAAGAATCTATGTTGGCACTTTCAACTCAAGTACTCTCTGAAGAAGATAGATTCAGAGAGTTTGATGCACTGTATGAGCTAAAGAAAGCTCTTTTACAAGTGGAGGACTATGAAGTATTAGCTGAGTTCAGAGATCTGGAAGCTATGTATGATGTAGTCATCAATGCTCATGAAAACATATAGGCCTTAATGGTCTATATGTTTTGTAATGATCACTCCTTCTATATCTTAAATAGAACTATGGAAAATTTATCATCAACTCAAGTAGCTATGTCAGACATCAGTAACTTGAAATCGCAGTTAGGTTTAGATCATGAAGCTTTAAGAATAGATAAAGATAATTTTGACACCACATTTGTAGGTGTTAAATATCTCAATACAAAAGAAAATAGAAGACTTAACAAGTTAGCTATTGCGGTATATGAGATATATCATGCTGAACACATAGAATGGGGTTAATCCTCATTCTATTTTCTTTTTTTATTCACTCCTTCTTTACATAAAATTTATGTCCTATGAATAGTTCTAAATATAATGGTATTAAAGTACATACTACCAAAAGAAAAGGTATGTACACTGTGAAAGAAACAGGGAACAAGTTCCTGTTACTTTGCACAAAGAATAATCCTAAAGGGTTTTGGATTCATGTATCACAGCTATTAGATGTAGCAGGTGGTCATCACAACAATTTCATGTATCACACTAAACCTAACGTGATGCGTGATTTTGCTAGGGAGTATCCTTCTATCAACGGTAATAAGCTTGACTGCGTTATTGAAGCATTGGTAGACTTGCTAGGTAAGGTAGAAGATCAGGAGCCTGAGATAATAGTACAGGCATTACCTCCTGCTGATAATGATTTTCCGTTCTAATAAAGATAAGGGCCTTGTGTCCTTGTTTTTTTTCCTATTAGGTATCAGCTGACGCTGATTCTTTAATTACTATCATCCACTCCGTTTCTGATATAATCACTCCTTCTTTACTTAAATTATTTATTAATCATTAAAACTGTAATAACATGCTACAAGCAACTTACAAGTCAGAATACACTAATGCTAACGGTGTACAAATGTTCGTTTATACTATTAACGGACCTAAAGAAGAGTTAGCAGAATATGAAGAGTCTAAAGGCGCGTTCCTTAAGCACTGTGATAAAACGGGAATGCCTTTGTATTTCACTAAGTTTAGCAGTCCTGATGGCGAGCTTAAAGTATCCTCAAAGGGTAATTGGTTCATTGACATCAGTGCTCAACAACGTGAAATAGCAAATGCTAAAGCGTTAGGCATTGACGTAGAGAAGATCGTAGCAGAAGCTATGCTCGCGAAACTAGGTCTTAACATGCCGAGTAGTACGCCTGCACCTCAAGCTACATCTGAGGAAGAAGTACCATTTGAAACTGATGAATCATCTGACGTTTCAGACCTTTAATAAAGTAACACCCTGAAAAACGGGTGTTTCTTTTTTCAAGTCCCGCTGTAGGGCAACTATCTTATAATAGATAGAATAGGTGCAGACCTGCAAATACTTTACT